ATCCTTGGCGCGGTAGTCCGAGGTGGTATTGTATGCCACCAATCCGCCCGCACGGTTGTAGGTAATTGAACCCCGTACCGAAGCCCCGGCTTCGGTGTAGAACTTAATAAATACGTTATCGCCGGAAGTTGCTGCGTTCCATGCCGCGATAGTGTCGACAGTCGTGTCACTATTCCTAAACACCCCGGCGCGAGCGCCTGCAGTTGCGGTGTCTACTTGGACCTTATCATCAGCACCCGCAATGCCACTCGATATCCCAACCAAGAAATTCCCGCTGCTGTCGATACGGGCGCGTTCTGTGTTAGCGCCGCTGGCGTAGAAGACGAGGCCGCCACCTACATTGCCCACCCCAGACGAGCTAACTCCGGTGGGGTTAAAGGCCAGCTTAGCCGTGTTGGCCGTGCTAGTTACGAGTACGTTGGCGTTATATACGCCGTCCAAACCACCATTTACTTCAACTTTTGCCTGTGGCGAACTTGTACCGATACCGACGTCACCCGCGCCGCTGATGCGCATGCGCTCCGAGCCGTTGGTGGCAAAGCCGAGTGGGTTGGCAGTAGCGTTATCAATATACGCCGTGCCGTCGCCGCGCACATAGAAATAGGCGAAATTTGAACCTGCGCGAGCAAGATACCCTGCAGCGCCAGTGCCGCCAGTGGCTGTGGTATTCGTTATCCCGATATAGCTGGCCGAGGATGCGGCGTCTGCGCGAACTTCTAGCGGATACGAGGGCGCATTGAGGTTAAAGCCGACATTGCCCGATGTGTCGATAACTTGGCGATAGAAAGCTGTGACGTCGTCAAAAATTATGAACCCGTTTGCATCAGACCCTACGGTAAACTGTCGGTGAGATGTCGGGTTGAAGTTCATGTAGGCGCTTGTAGTGCCGCCAATCCCCAATATTCTTTGCGGCGAACTCGTACCAATCCCAACTAAGCCCGCACTGGTAATGCGCATGCGTTCTGCACCAGTGGTCTCAAAACTTACCGCACCCGTGCCTTCATACCCGACCGTTACACGCCCGGTGTTCCAAGTCAGATAGCCACTTTCGTTGTACGACCCAGTGACAACACTACTGCCCCAGCGGACAACACCATCGTTCTGGACACGGAAACGGCCTATAACTTGGAGGGGACTTTCCGGTATAATGGTACCGATCCCGACGTTGCCTGCGCTGGTAATAGTAAGTCGTTCTGCTGCTGCAACATTGTCAAATATGCTGTATGATGTAGCACCAGCAGTGCCGAGGATACCAGTAGCGTAGCGGAATGTCCCGGTGTCATCCCGGAAGCGTACATTACCGCCATTGCCCGGATTGGCTGCTTTAGTCCCGCACCATATGGCGACATTATTTACGTCAAGACCGGGTGATGGCGAACTTGTATTAATGCCGACGTCGCCGCCAGCAGTGATACGCATGCGCTCGGTATTGTTAGTACCAAAAACCAATGGGTGGGCGGTTGTGGTGCGTAGGACGGTGCCTGCTACCACTGCGTTACCGGCGGCGTCGTTGAAGAGCTGTGAAGTCACAGGCCCACTGATAATATTGATACCCGCATACGCGGAGGTTGTACCCGCGTTGACGACCGTGATGCCGGTTAAAGAGCCCGCAGTGTTAGTGCGGGACAGGGACATATTACCGCCGTTGATATCCAGCAAAGACCCCGGCGTGCTCGTACCAATCCCGACGTTGCCGCCATTAGGTTGGAGGAGAAGGTCGTAGTTTGTAGCCGTGCCATCCCAGCGAGTTGCCTGTAGATAAGCGTTGCCGTTAGTAACCGCGCCTGTCGCAAGGCCATAACCAACCGTACCAAATGCGGTGCAATGCCCACCGGCACCTGCAGCAGGGACCGTGATTGGGTTAGCATATGTAACCAGAAACTTATTATTGGCCGCAGTCGTGCCGATCATGACATTGCCTGCGCTGTCGATACGCATGCGCTCAGTGGTGTCAGTAGCTAAAAGGAGGGGGAGGCCGACGTCCGAGGCTACAGTCAAAGAACCTGCCTGTGCTTGGATATAACCTCTACGGGTGCCCCCTGTATACCACGACACATATGGGCTGCCTGCGCCGGTTACCCGCACGATTTCATCAAAAGAGCTACTTGAGACTTCAAGGCTTGCAGAAGGCGAAGTAGTACCAATCCCGACGTTGCCGCCGCTGGTGATGCGCATGCGTTCTACGCCACCGGTGCCGTCCCAAATATGCTGGATGTTGTTCACCGCATCCTTGGTGATGTAGTAGCCATTTGACTGGCCCGTGACACCAAATAGTGCAACATTGCCGGAATACGCGCCTTGGCCTACAGTGACACGGATACCATTTGCCGCGTCGGTGCGGGTAACCTCCAGCCTCGCCCCTGACGAACTCGAACCAATCCCTACGTCACCTGCACTGGTGATGCGCATGGCTTCATTGCCGCTAATCTGAAATACATGCTGAAGAGCGCTGTAGGTCAGTTGGGTGTATGCAGCACCGCTGCGGTTGTAGGACTGGATGACGGGTGCAGAAGCCACTGCGGTCGGGTCAATTTCCAACCCTGCTGCGCCAGCGTTAGAGACAACAAATTTTAGTTGTGGCGAAGTCGTACCAATCCCAACATCGCCCGCGCTCGTCAAGTCCATCGCGCGAGTAGTACCGGCAGTGCTGACATACCATGTGTGCGCAGAGGAATATGTGGTTCGTGAGGTGTATAGCGCTGTGGTACGGTTATAGGTCGATACGGTTGCCCCGCCGCCGAGACCGCCAGTGGCGTTTATTTCGTAACCCTCTGCACTAGCATTACTGACCACAAACTGAACGGACGGATTGCTTGTACCAATCCCGACATTACCCGCAGCGGTGATGCGCATGCGCTCAAGTTCGCCCCCTCCGTTTGGAGTGGTCTGGAAGGCAAGGTACGCGCCGGTAGCATTATACGCACTCAAGTCGGTAGCATTGGCATTGGCGCGCATGGTCAGCAGAGTAGCGCCATCCGTGCTTGCATTTATGTTTCCGCGTACCGCCAGTTTGCCGTAGCTGCTGGGGATTGTAGTACCGATGCCGACGTTACCTGATGCGTCAATACGCATGCGTTCGGTGCCGCTGTTGCCGAAGGTAAGTACGTTTGTTGATGCTGGGTTCTGGATGATCCAGCTCTCGTTGGCGTCCTGTATAAGCTGGATACCAGCAGCGGTACCAGACAGGGTGTTTACCATCAGCTTCGAGGTGCTGCTCGCTACGCCTTCGCCTACTTTGGTATTGCCAGCAACGGTAAGGCGCTCAGTCGGTGAACTGGTGGCAACCCCCAGCCGACCATTCACGTTATCCCAAAACAGGTTCGAGTTGCTCTGTGAATACACGCCCGAAGCGCCTGCGAACACAACGGAACCAGCGGTGAAGGCGGTGGCCGTGCCCGTGCCGCCATTAGCAACACCAAGCGTACCGGCAACAGTGATAGCGCCAGTGGTAGCCGTGGCGGGCGTGAGGCCGGTAGAGCCGAAGCTGAGCGAGGTGACGCCGATACCGCTGAGTGCAGTCCATGATGGAGCCGCGCCTGTGTTGCCTACGAGAACCTGACCAGTCGCACCAACGGCAGTGATCTGTATAGCAGAAGTGCCGTTACCGAGCAGGATGCCATTTGCCGTCAGTGTGGCTGCGCCTGTGCCCCCCTGTGGCACGGACAGCGGCGTCGTGAGGCCGGTGAGTGACGTGATGTCGGAGTTTGCGCCCGACTTCGCCGCCGATATCGCGGAGCGCGCAGCCGCCTCGCTCACTGCCGTGAACAGGCTCGAGCCGATGCCCGTAGCGCCGAGGTTGGTACGCGCGGACGGTGCGTTGTTCGCACCCGTGCCGCCCTGCGTCACCGGCAGGATCCCCGCGAAGGTGACCGCCGTGGTGGCCGGAATAATGTCCGTGCCGTCGCAGTACAATATGCTCGTGGACGCCTGCGTGACAGGCGTGGACGTCCCGCTGCCCGCCGCTCTCAGGCTGAGCGTGAAGGATCCCGTCGTGGCGTTGTTCACCCAGTACTGCTGCACAGTGGCAGGCACGACGATGGTGACGTTCGACACAAGCGTGCCGGTGAACTTGTACGCGATGCGGTTCAGTTCCGAGCCGCTGAGCGTGTACGTGCCGCCAGTGACGGCAATGGAGGTGTAGTCAAACGCGAAGACAGCCTGCTGGCCGAGGCCGATCGTATACCACTGCGTGCCGTTGCTGACGATGACAGCGCTGTCGCCGGGCTGCAGGTTGAGCGTCGAGCCTGCGTTGATGAGTTCCGTGCCCGACGGGTCGATGGTCAGGTCGCCTTGGCCCGCATTGCGGACCTGCACGAACCAGCCGTCACCCGCGCTGGGCGCGGAGGGCAGGTTGAGCGTGCCGAGGCCGCCGTCCCAGATGAAGACCTTCGCGCGGTCGGGCGCGGTGAGGGTGTAGGGCGTGACGGAGAAGTCAATGACTTCGTAATTCTGCGCGAGCTGCGACCCCTCGGTGATGAGGCCCGGACCCGCGAGTGCGGCGGCCTGAGCCTGCGCAGTGGACGCGCCATAGCGCAGCGTGCGCCAAGTGCCGCCGACCGTCGCGTTGTCGATGAGGTAGGCCTGCCACTGCTCGCCAGCCGCGATGCTCAGGATCGCACCGCCGTCTGCCTTAACAATGAAGACCGTGTTCGGGCCGATGTTGTTGAACAGGACCGTCTGGCCGACGCTGACAGACGTCGCCTCGGGCATGGTGATCGTGTACGAGCCGGTGGGCGTGATGTCGATGATGCGCGCGACGACAGTGCTTCCGGCAGTAGCCTCGAGGGGCCACTCCAGCGACGTGTTGGCGGTGAGGGCGAGAGCCAGATAGGAGACGTCGGCGGGGTAGATCGTCGTGCCGCCGAAGACCTGTGTGAAACTGTTGGGCATTCTCTTTAAGCCTCCTTGCGCGTGGCGCTGCGGTCGAGGATTTTCGCGAGATCCTCCCCGTTCAACATCGCCGCCGAGCGATCATACATATTTTGCCACACCGGAATGCGCTCGTCGTTCTTGAGGAACGGCGTCGCCTCGAGGAGCGTGCCGTAGAGCAGCACTTCCGGTGCGTTTTCGGTGAGCCAGTTGGTTTGGCTGTCCTCGTCGAGGAGGGCGGGCAACTGGTAATACAGTATTTCTACTGGGTACTCGATGTCGGCCGTGGGCGCGACCAACCAATGATTATAGTCATAGTCCGCGTAGAAGATCGGCTCATCGGTCTGGGTGGCGTCGGGCCAGTAGCTGCGCAGATAATCATAGCTGCGCGTGTAGAGCGGCTTGCGCGTGTCGCCATTGACGCCGGTGCCGATGAAGACGGACACCGTGTCGCGCCAGCGGTCGGGCTTGGGGATGACTGACGAGTTGGGCAATATGGACGTCGTGACGACGTTGATGAAGCCTTGGATTTTCAGCTCGCGGGCGATGCGCCGCTCGGCCAGATTGATCAGGCGCGGGATCTGCTCGAAGACGATCGGATCCGAGGCGAGGGTGTTCCCCCGCTCCAGATAGCGCTGGACGTCCTGTTTCAACGTCGTGAATGTCATCGCAGTGGCCATGGTGGCACCCTTCTAACACATTTTGGCGGGTGTTCCTACCCGCCGAGATACTGGGATAGCGCCCCCGCGACAGTTGCCACAACAGCCAAACCGGCCGCGACTTTGGTCTTCTTTCCGCGCTTCTTCGGCGCTTCATCCATCGGCAGGATCTGCTTCGCGGCCTCTTCCACGACCACCTTCTTGATCAGTTTCTTCAGGTTCATGCTAACCTCCTTACAGCCAAGTAGCGTACTTTTTGGTCTTCAGTTTGCGGTCGTCGAGGCCGTGCGTGCCACCGTTGATCCGCTTCGTCAGCGCGAGGATCGCGCCGTCACTGACGCCCTGATCGCAGATGCCCCAGAGCTTGTTGCGGTCGAAGAACCACAGCGCGCTCTCGAAGCAGAGTTCACCAGCCACAAGGTCTGGATTTGTCATCACGTCGGGGCGGTTGATATAGTTGGCGAAGGCTTGGTAGTTGTCATGCCCGGTGAGTTGGAGGGCACCCCTGCCTCGGAATTTCCACCCGTCGCCACTGCTTTCGGGGCCATTGCCCATGCGGTTGGCGTACACGCGGTTTGCGATTTTCATCGGCTGCCGTGCGTAGGCGTTGGCCAGAGCGTCGGTCGGGAAATACTTGCGGAAGACGCCGCGCAGCCCCTTGGCGCTGTAGTTCAGGTTCTCGCTGAACGCCTTGAAATTTCCGCTCTCATGCGCCGTTTGAGCAAAGAAATGCGCAGCCCGATTAGGTGATAGCTTATAGAAAGCCGCAGCCGCCTTAAGTGTTCCCGGACCAAACGCGCCATCTGCGGTTACTCCAATCTTCTGCTGTAAGTTTACGAGGCTCATTTGCCAGCACTCCGCCAATCAGGAAAGTCATCTTCGTCGACCACACCGTCGCCGTTGGCGTCGTAGCGCAGGTCGTTGCGGTACTTCTCCCACGGCTCCATCTCGTCGTCCTCTTCAGGCTCGTCGATGAAGACAGTGCCCTGCGGGTCGTCGTAGGTCTTCGGCGTGAGGTCAAGCGGCGGGGGATCGCGCTCCGGCTCAGGCTCGACAGGCTCCGCCTTGTCGCGCGCATTGGCGTTTAGGCTCAGGCCGCCCAGCAGGCCGACAAAGGCACCGATGATGGTCTGGAAGGCGGGGTTGACCATGTCGAGGATGGCGGCGCTTTCGACGACGTCGTTCGGCAGGAAAAGCCCTGCGACGAGCGCCACAACCACCACGAGGATGACTGCCGACAGGGTTACAATAGCCACGCGGACCACGAACTCGACGGTGTCATTGACGCCCTCTTGCTTGCTCTCAAAGCCACTAAGAAAACTCATTACTTGTCCTCTTCTTCTTCTTCCTTCGGCGCGGGCTTGCCATTCATAGGCCCGCTGCCCTGCCCCGCCATCAATCCTGCCAATGCGCCGACTATGAATGTAGCAATCGGGTTAATCAGCTTAAAAAACTCTGCGTCATTAGGTGCCTGTCCATCCATCGGCTGCGACACGAAAATCAGCGAATACAGCACTGTCGCGACAATGAACATGAGCGTGATCGAGAGGACCACACCCACGATAAACCTCAACAATTCCTCCGGCGTCCACTCATCTACTGGCTTCATCTGTAGTCTCGTCGGTCGTAACCAGATACTCGGTGCAGTACCCAGACGCTATACACTTAGGCTTCTGGCACTCCGGCACTTCCCAGTTATCTGGATCTTGGCAATCATAGCGGAAGCGATCCTCGCACCCCATGAGGAGCACGGACGCCCCGATGAGGATTGCGACGCGCATCATTCCCGGTCTTCCTTCTGCTCTAGGCGCTTGAATATCACGCCCAACGTGGTGTCGACCTTGTCGAAGCCCGCCTTCATGTCGGTGCGCAGCTCCTTCATTGTCTCGCGTATCTCGCGCACAGCCTCACGAAAGTCGTCCTTGCGGACGTAGACCTCGGGTAGGTCGCGCTCAATCTGCTTGACGTCTTGTTTGAGATCCGTGACCGCATCCCACACAACCTTCAGGATCCAGCCCACGGCCGCCCCGAAACCTGCAAATAACCAATTGAGCACGTCCTGCGTCACTTCAAGTTCTCCAACTTGTAGATCGTGCGGAGGTACACTTCGGTGACGCCGTCGACGAGGTTACCGATGGCCCGGTTACCGCCGCAAATCTTCTCGTGATGCTCTTCGATCCATTCCGCGTCACCCTTCAGGACGTCGAGCACCTCGGACTTGGTGTCCTTGGGTGCTGGGATCGAGCCGACCAGACCGTTGACGGCCTGATGCGCCTCGACGAGGCTGTCAATCGCGTCGATGACGTCGTCGTAGAAGCCGCCCAGCGCCTGATGTTGGCTGTAGCTCTTCGTGCGCCAGTGGTTCCAATGCGCGAGGTTGCGCGCGTAGAAGACGCGGCTGATAAGTTGCTCAATCATGGTGCGGATCCTTCCATTTTGGCGGCATCGGCGGTGAGGGAAAGACGACCGCCGATGCCGCCGCCACGCAAGGGGAGCGCGCCTTGGGTGGTATCGCTAAGGGGCGCGCGTGGCATGCTCAGTCCCCGTCAAAAACAATGAAATCGTCGCCCTCGTCCACAACCTCGAAGAGCGCCATTACTGGGGCCGGTGCCGCGACGCCGGTGAGAGGCTCATCGGGGCGCACGAAGGGCAGCGTGATAGTCTCGGTCTGCCGAGCGGGCAGGCGGTAGGGGTCGAACTGGTCGAGATCCGCGCGGCACACGCGCAGGCCGGGGTAGTTAGGGTCTGACTGCAGCTCGTGCAGCGGGAATTTGCGGCTGCAGCGGCTGCATATCCCTATGCCCAGCGTGGGGTTGCCCTGCGTGTTCAGGAAGACCGGCATCAGCGTGTGTACATCGAAATGTTGGGCAGGATCATCATCGGGCTGTTGTCCCGCTCTTCCTGCTGCGCGAAGTAGAGGCTCTCCTTGGCCTTCTGGTCGAGCATGCCAATCATGTTGGCGTCGACCTCGATATACTCCATGGCGAGGCGCGCGGCGAGCATGGCCACAATGGCCTCGTACCAGCGCTGCGGAACCTCGATCTCCTGCGTCATGGTGCCGACGTCCATGATATGCCGCTGGCACCACACGACCACCTGCTTGACCTCGGCCTCCTCGTTCGGCACCGGCCAGAGGTTCATGACGGGCGACAGGCTCTGGCGATCCAGCCAGTACTGCAGCGGCCGGTTGGACAGGAAGGCCTTGTTGGGCAGGTTGGTGTAGTCGTCGCGGCTGAGACGCGCGAGGGGTATCTCGCTGGGCGTGTTGCCGGTGTAGATGGTCTCGTAGGACAGGGTGCCGGTCGTGGCCAATATGCGGAAATATCGCGAGGCGACAACGGTGTTCATGTCGAACCACGTCCACTCTCCGGCAGCGGCGGCTTGGTCCTCGGTCTGCACCGTGACCCACGTCGTCCCGTCGTCACTGCGCTGTACGGCGATCGGCACGGACGCGGCAGACCACTTGATGCCGAATGTCGAGATAATGGTCGGGGTGGTGTAGTCGACCGAGTAATACTGGGCCCCAGTGGCCACGGTGCCGGTAGCAGACTGCAGGGTGCGCAGGTTGCTGTTCAGGATGTCGACAGTGCCCTCATAGGTGATGATCTGCGCCTGCCCGTCGTAGATGGGGTAGATGTTCTTCTGCACGCACCAAAGCTGGATGCCACGGTTCGACAGGTCAGACAGCAGCAAAAACAACTGGTCATTGGCGATGTCGACATGCTCAGGCGTCAGGGACTGCGCAGGCAGTTTGCAGCGACGCGCGGCGTTTTCTATAACGCGACGCGTGTTGAACGTGGTCTGAGAAACTGTTCCAGAATATGCCATCGGATCCGCTCGCTAAGGAAGCGCAGCAGCTCGCCACACGGGGCAAGCATTTCTAACCGCGCTGAGATATCAAAAAAGGCGAGCCTTGTAAACAATACTAGGCCGCCGGTGGTCGGCGTGTGCTATTCGGCGGCATTGGCAGCCGCGAGGGTTCGGGTATCGTCATGCTCTGCCGCAACCGCGTAGGCACCTGCATGGGATCGCGTGCGTCCTCGATAACCTGCATGGGATCGCGCGGTGTTTCGGCTATCGCGGGCATCGGCTGCCGCGAACCGGCAGGCTTGAAGTCCGGCGGCGGGAAGGCGATGACATACGGCGAGTAGAAGCTCGACGTATTGACCAGCAATTCCGGCACGAGGATCGGCGGGAATATTATCGCCGTGACTGGGTAGAAACTATTGCTGTTGTCTAGCCGCGCGGGGCTCAGGGTGTTGAGGTTCTGCGCCGTGGGCAGATAGATGTCGTTCGCGTTGTCGAAGCGCGCGTTCTGGGTGAGCGTGACCGCGCCGGGCACCACAGTGGCGGCGTAGAAGCTATTGCTGTTGTCGAAGCGCGCAGGCGCGAGCGTCGTCGATGACGTGACTGCGGCCGCGTAGAAGCTGTTGCTGTTCGTGAACAGGCCCGGAAGGATCGTCCAGATCGACGTGACCGTGACGGTATAGAAGGTGTTACTGTTGTCGAACCGCGCTGGGTTCAGCGTAACCTCGCCGGGCGTCAGCGTGGCGGTGTAGAACGTGTTGATGTTCTGCAGCGACAGGCCGATGTAGCCCGCGTCCACGTACCCGTCGTCGACGTACGGGCCGAGGTATATGCCGTAGGTGGTAGTGGCGGGGTAGAACGTGTTGGTGTTCGTGTACAGCGCAGGGGCCAGCGTCTGGGTCTGCGACACCGTCGGCGTGTAGAACGTGTTGGTATTGTCGTACCGAGCGGGTGCGAGCGCGTTGCTCGAAGATACGCTAGCCGCGTAAAAGTCGTTGTTGTTCGCATATAGGGGCGGCTGCAGCGTAACGGTGCCAGCCACAACCGTCGTAGCGTAAAAGTCATTAGTGTTGTCGTAGCGCGCTGGGGTTAAGGTTACCGTACCTGTGGTAATCGTGGCAGTGTAAAAGTCGTTTGTGTTGTCATAGCGCGCTGGGGTCAGCGTGTTGTTTGTGGATACGCTAGCTGCGTAGAAGTCGTTGGTGTTCGTGTATAGGTTCGGCGCGATTACCGTCGTGTCTGCGGTTACAAGCGGACTGTAAAATACGTTAGTGTTGTCGTAGCGGTCAGGCGTAAGGGTGACGGTGCCAGCCGTGACCGTAGCTGCGTAGAACGTGTTGCCGTTGTCGTAGCGCGCAGGGGTAAGTGTGTTCGACGTCGAGACGGTCGCTGCGTAAAAGGTGTTGCTGTTCGTGTACAGCGCAGGTGTGAGCGTCTGTGGCGCGGCAGACTGAGTGACCGTAGCTGCATAGAACGTGTTGCTGTTATCGTAACGATTTGGAGTGAGCGTTACCGCGCCCCGAGTGACCGTCGCAGCGTAGAACGTATTGCTGTTGTCGTAACGTGCAGGTGTGAGCGTAACCGTGCCGCGAGTGACCGTAGCTGCAAAGAAGCTGTTGGTGTTTGTGTACAGCGCAGGCGTCAGGGTCTGTGTCGGCGCAACTTGGGTGACCGTCGCGGTATAGAACGTATTGGTGTTGTCGTAACGAGCGGTCTGGGTCAGGGTCTGATTAGCGGGGGGTATTTCGCGTATCCGCGCCAAGACAATAGGGCCGCGCACGTTAGTGACAGTGCCTGTCGCCGTCGTGTTTACGGTCGGCGCAGCCGTGCTGGAGCCTGCCGTCGCCAAGGAGTACGCGCTGTAGCCACCGATGTCTAACCCAACGGCGCTGTCGGGTTCATTAAGCTCAACGGCTGCGGCGAATGTCGTGCCTGTCGCGGTGACGCTCCGCGCACTGAACTGCGAGGGCGTCGTGACGTCTGTCGGGATACACATCGCCCAAAGAGCAAGGTCGCCGCTTTGAAAGGCTGTAGCAGTCGCGCCGTTAGTTAACGCTACAGCGAAGGACGTGTTGGCCGTTGGCGCAGTGGTGCGCTGCCCGTCAGCAGAACCTGTTGTTACCGTCGCACCTGCGGCGTACGAAACGCGGACCATGAAGCCCCACGAAACGTCGTTGTCCCCACCAAGATCGACTGTTTGGTTGCCCGTCTCCGTACCCGTTACGGTGGTTTTGCGGAACAGGAATAGGCTTGTGTTACCTGTGTCCGTGCCGAGGGTAGTGCCGTAGCCGCCAGCGTTTAATAGGCTGTCCACCAAGGTCCAACCCGCTGGCGTGGTAACCGCGCCAGCGTTTTCCCTGTCGGGCTTCTGCCCAACAAACATGAATATAGCAGTGTTAGCTGTAAGTCCGGTAGGATACGGTACGTTTACACTCGCGCCGCCTGCCGCCGAATAGGCTGTTGTGCCTACTACTGGTGTACCTAAAGCCATGAGTTAGGCCCTCCTACGGGTAGGGTGGGAGGTACGACGGAAGTCCGAATTTGTTGACTTGGTAGTAGAAGTCCACGCCAAAGAGGAATACGTCGTCGGGGAACGTGTCCTCCACTGCGTCGCCGTCGCGGAATATGCGCATAAGGAAACGCGTGTTTGCAGCAAGCAGAGTGCCGTCAAACGGTGGGCTTATAACCTGCGCATGCTTGTACGCGGTGCCGTCAACAGCGCCTATGATGTACGAGGTTGTGGTGGCTCCGAAAACGCCTCCGACAGGGGCGTACGTGTATTCTATGCCCCACTTGACGTTCCCTGTCGAGGTCGTGTTACCCGGCGCGTAGTGGAGAGCGAGATAGATGTCCGTGCCTGCGCTCCATTCGAAGGGGACGTCCCAGTTGGCGAAACTCTCCTCCATGACGGTGGGCTCGTACGCGTACTCCGACACACCACCCCTGAACGTCTTCAATTCGGCGGCGTTACCAGACCCAGAGCGCACGCTCGGCTCCGTCCCATCCATCACCCACGCCTCATCAGTCCGCGCAGCAAGGTCCGCGAAGTTGCCGTCCATCTCACCGTAAGTGAGAGGACGACCGAGAGTAGAGCGATATAAGATAGGCATTTAAGCCACCTATATTAGAGGGCGAAGATACCCGACGCGTTCCACGTGATGGCGATGTTACCACCGTTTGGTGTTACTGGCAGGCCGGTGACGCTGCTGTCGATGTACGCAACAAGCGGCGAGGTGCCAGCGGTGCCCGTGTCGATGTAGATGATGAGAGCTTCGACCGAGTTACCAGTGACCGTAGTGAAAGTGACATCCGCGCCATCAAACACGCCGTTGGTAAAGGTCTTGCTGCCGATAACCTGCGGGGTGCCTACCACAGCGGAGGAAGCCGAGGACCAAAATTGGTGCGCAGCGCTGTAGGTGTACACGCCGGTGTCGATGAGGGCGACGTTAACGGTGCCAGTCGAAAGGTTGTTGTTTGCCGCAAACTGGAGAATGCTCTGCTTCCAGAGCGGGTAAAGTGCGTTGGCCATGGGTGTTGTCCTTTACTTCTTTTTGGGCATGCAGGCGAGACCGCCTGCCTTGCGTTCAATCATGGGCTTGCCGCGATGCGCGGGCACGGCTTTGTTCGCGCGCTTGGCTGCCATGATCATCGCGTCGATAACGCCGATACCCTTCTTCGGGGGCACGGGGCTGTTGTCTACTGGCACGGTGTCCATGCGCATGCGGCGGCCTTTGGCGTCGACGGGGCGGGTCGAGATGCCCTCCTCAATCATACCACCACGGGCCTTCTTCACGGGCTTCTTGCCAGCCTCGCTCAGGGCGATTGCCATGGCCTGTTTCTTGCTCGTCACCTCGGGGCCCTTCTTCGAGCCGCTGTGCAGCTCGCCCCGCTTGAACTCGCCCATGACCTTCGAGATCTTTGCCGCGCCTTTGACGCTGCCGCCACTCTTGTACCCTTCGCAAGATCCACCTTTCATGTACTGCACGCGGGTGCTGTTCTTGAAACCGTCCATGTCACTTACCTTTCTTGCGGGCCGCAGCCATATTGTCGATTAAATTCGGATAGGGTCGCCCAGCGGCGGCTGCGCGACGCTTTGCGGCGGCCTTACGCTTGACGGATAGATCCTTGGGCTTGCCCAGATCCTTGGGGCGCTTCTTGTCCCAGACGGCCAGTTTCTTCATGTCAGCAGTCCCACTTGCGCAGCGACAGCGCCTTGCGCGTCGGTCGGCCCTTGTCGTCCTTCATCGGCCCCGGCATGCCTGACATACGTGCGCAGAAGCTCTTGCGCCGTCCTGCGGCCTTGGGTGACTTCTTCGCCTGCTTGGCGCTGACGGGCGGCTTGATGTCGTGGCCCTGAGCGCGCAGCGAGGCGCGGCCCTTGGCATTGAGCCCGCCTTCGGGGTTCTGGCCCTCCTTACGCGTCCACGCGCCACGCTTGACGGAGAGGTCGCCCACCATCAATCCGCGTAGGATTTCACCATCTCGAGGATGATGGTGTATGTGTCGCCAGCACTTGCGGCAACGGTGGAGAACTGAACGTCGCCGTTCTTGCCTGCGCCTGCATCGTTCCACAGACCGCCGAACTGCGTGAAATCCATTGAGTATATGGCGTTCTGCGGGATTGCTGCAATCAAGACGTCCGTGGTGGCGTCCCAAAACATCTCTAATTCCAGCCCTCGGGTAAACGCGTGTATCTTAACGATAGTGACGCCGTCGCAAGGCCGGTTAAAAGCATTGGGAGTGAGTGTCGATACATCGACCTTGGTCACCTTGGTCTCGCCGGTGCCGTCGGAGATGTTCGTAAATTTCATGATGGCCATACGCTCGCCATCGAACAGGGTCTGAGTTGCTACTGCATCGGCCATCGATAAATCCTTAGAAAATGCGACGGGCAGCAGGGACTTCCGATCTGCTACCCGCGCACCTTATACCATCGCGTTAGCGATTAGTCATCAGCCGTCGTCTGGACGTACAGCATGGTGACGCGCACCTGACCCGCAGTCGGCTGACCGACCGAGGTGACAGTGGCGACAACAGTGCGGTTCGTGCCGACGTCGTCCATGGCAGCGAGCTGAGCGGCGCTGAACGCATTCGGGCGGCGAGCCGCCGTCTTGGCGTTGATTGCGCTCAGGTACTGCGTACCGCCCGAGGCCGTGCCAGCCGACAGCGTCGCCGAGGTGGCGCTGTCGTATGCCGTCAGGACGTCGACGTAGAAGTCAACGATCTGCGAGCCTGCGGGAATGTTGAACGTGGCATTCTGGACCAGCGTGGCATCGAAGTTGATGAGCGCAGTCTGGCTGAGAGCGACGAGGCCGATATTCGGACCACCGCTTTCGCCAGCGTTGCGATCACCCGATGCGAGCGGGCCACTCCAAGTTGTCTGCGACATCTTCGTTTCCTTTTCAGAAAAGAGGTGGGGGCCGAAGCCCCCAGCTCAATTAGATGCCAGCCGTGCCGTACACGCCGCGCGGGTCGGTCCAGCCGAACGCGTAACGCTCGGTGGCCTTGTAGCGCATGCTGTCGGTTTCGAAGTCACCTTCCATCGACTTTTCAAGACCGCGACGCATCGCCAGCTTCATGCCTTCCGGCGCGTCAGTCTGGATCCACCATGCGGTGGTCGAGGTGATACGCGACAGGTTGGCTTGGCCGTCGGCGAGTAGACCCATCGAATTAACAGGGTTGACGTCGTTATTTGCCGTTCCTGCACGCAGTGCAGACTTCAGCAAAACTTCGGCTTGGAAGACGTTCGAAGGACCAGTGACGATCTTCTTCGGCGTCAGACGGATGCGCTTGCCGTTGTTGTCAACAGCGTTGCGGATCTGGATCAGCAACTGCTCGAGCGAGGTCTGCGACAGGTTTGCGGCCGTCGAGAGCTGGTTCGAGAAAGTGCCGGTCGCGATCGGGTGCGCCGTGTTGACGAGGCTGACGCCGTCGCCGCCGACAAACGCGCCGCCGGTGAACGCACGGTTCAGAATGTTGGCACCGAGGGTTTCCTTGGTTTCAACAAGCGACTGAGCGAGGTGGCGAGCGTAGGTCTGGCCGATACGGATGTGGTCACCGTCTTCAACCAGAACCTTCGTCAGAGCGAAGGCGAGGCCGTAGACCTGATAGACGTAGCGCTGAATGAACAGCACGCCGCCCGACTGGTAGGTGACCGGCATGCCATCGGGCAGTTCCGGTGCAGCGCCGAAGCCGAACAGCACGGGCTCTTCGTGGTAGTTCCGGGGGATGCCCTTGAACTCTTTGAAGACCTGCGACCATTCATCGGCACGCTGGTTGTAAACGCCGTCGAACTCTTCGTTCAGGATCGGCTCGACGATTGAGCGGAAGTCAGTACTCCGCATTGGGGTAGCCATGTGTCAGCCCTCCTTAGTACGCGACGCGGTCAGCGACGTTCTGGTGCTCAGCAACCTGAACCTGAACGATCGTGAAGTTATCACCAAACGCATTGTCTGGGCCGGGGGCCACGTCGATAATGCGCAATGCTGCGTTGGCGCTGTCAGTCAGCGTGGCAGTGTCCAACATCAGAGCCGACAGACCAGTGACGGTCGAGCCTGCGGTGATGGTGGTGTAGTCTGCCTGCTTGCCGATGTCGGTCACTGCGATCGAGCCATTCGCCTGAATTTCATAGACGATGGTCGGGTCGAGAGTGACATAGGCAACGATGTTGCTGGCGGCAGTGGACGCAGTCCACTTGTTGCTCACGCGACGGCGGCCATCGCTGTCGGTGAACTCAACACCCTGAAAGGTGCCGATGAACCGGTCGCCAATCGCGGCAGCTTGGATGGTGCCATCCGTGCCGATTTTGACGGGCTGGTTCTGCAGAATGTTTGCGCCATACGCCGATGCAATCGTGTAAGCGGTGGGGCGAACCACACCGCTCGGCGAGTATGCAGGGCGAAGGCCAAACGGCTGAGATACAGTGCTCATGTCCATTTACCTCAAAATTGAGTTGCGTGATGACGCGTCAGGAAAAAGTTACCCTCTGCGTCGAGTGCGAACGCAAGTCCTGCATCCCGTCATCCTCGATCAACCTTGCACCGGCTCGTTCCGCTTGCTCGCGGAGCATGTCCGCGACGTCAGCGATCTTGTCCTCTTCGCGCTTCGGAGCGTCGTAGTGAGCTTCCTTCATGAACCTGTGGTACAGGCTCAGGGGCAGCTTAAACGCGAGCATCTCGTTCACACCGATGAAGCCGACCCATTCGCCAGTCTTCATTGAGGCATATTCCATTCCCGGAACCTCTTCCGGCTTCACGGGCTCGTATCCGAGCTGCATGCGCCGATGGATGGGGTCGCGCGGGTTTGTAGTGGTGAGCCAGCACAGATGATAGCCCGGTATTTCCGGCAGGTCAGGCAGTGCGTCGTTAAACAGTTGGTTTCGGAACATCTCCAAGCGATCATCCTCAGATACATCGCGGTTTTCGGTAACCTCTCGGTTTTCCTGTCCGCGCGTCTCTCGTCGACCGACTACGTCAAAGTCCGGCGCTTTTTTCAGGCGGTTGTCTTCAGTACCATTCGTCATGTTGTCTCACTCCTTTTTCAGCGAGCCGAACTGTCGTAGGCCTTGTACGCCTTTAAATAGCGTTGGCGCTGTGCAGGGTCATCCCATACGCCAGCGTCGATCATAGCCTGTTTCCGTTCGGGTGTCACGTATATTTCGTTTTTAGTGCTGCGCGGTGCATGCTCACGGGTTTTGCCCATGGGCGGACCACGCCGTTTCGGTTTGGTAGTCGCGGTTTCTTCGCCACTTTCAAGGGCCTCGGCGACGCGCGCCGTAAGCTCTTCCCAGTACTCGCGCGCGGCGGGGTTGTACCCGTCTCGCACCAGTTCTGCGTCAATCGCCTTGGTCACGGCGCTGTCGCGGTCGCGGCCACTGGGGTCGTACCACGGGTTGGCTGACATCCACTCCTTGGCGTAGTTGACCACGTTCGGGTCGACCCGCGGCGTGGCTGCCTGTCGCTGCGCAGCCTCAAACTGCTGCTTAGCACCCATGAGCTGCTGAGCCTCGGCCATCGCCTGATCGCGGATGCGCATGGCCGCCACGACGTCCTCGCCATTGCCCGCCTCAGTCGCCTTGGCGATGAAGTGTTCAGCCTGCTGGATGTCGCGCTGCGCCTTGGCGATGCGGCCCTCAAGCGTCTTGGCGTTGGTGTTGACCGCGTGCCCTTCGACTGCGGAGAGGCGGCGAAGCATCTCCTCATTCTGCTGCTTGAGCATGCGGATCTGCCGCTCGGCGTCATCACGCGCCTTGCGTACACGATCGCGGCGGCGTTCGCGGCGTCGGCGGTTACCGGCCGTCACCTCTTCTTCGCTGTCGTCCTCGCTGGTGGCGAGGCGCTCGTCCTCCTCGTCATCGTCATCAGTGTCCGCGTCGTCGGCGGCCTGATCCTCGTCCCCTTCGGGCTGAGTATCGACGGGGACCAGCTCCTCGTCTTCGTTATCGGTAATCGTATTGTCGGTCATAACCGGCTCCCTATTGTAGCCTTATCGATCAGATGAAGGCCTTGATGCCGAGCGGGTCGCCCGTCACCTTGCCGATCAGATCGAGGTCGTTGAAGATTACCAGCAGCGCCTCACCAGCGCCGTCGGCGGTTTTGACGGTCCAGCGATCGCCGCCATACTTGGGCACGCGGACGAAGTCGCCCGGCTCGCACCAGCTCCCTTCGGGCCAATGCTCCATGGTAGTACGGTTCTTGAATGCCAGTTCTCCCACGCGGACCACCTTGGCGATCTGCGTGTTCCACGCGTCCGTTTCACGCGTCTCCGTGGTCAGGATGATCCCGCCCTTGGTCTTCTGCTTTGGCGTGCGTATCTGTACCAGTACGCGGCTGCCAAACGGCTGTACGCCCGGATCGCAAGGCGGAAACGCCTCGTCCTCACTGTCGTAGCCAAACTCAACTTTGTTAGCTAATTCAATCATTTGCGCTCCATTCTTAACTCACAATGCGAAGTCGCGCCGCTCCTTCTCGGCGATCATGTCGATCAGCGTGCGCTTCGCATGCTCGAGCCCTGCATACATCCCGACGGCCCGACCGTAGTCAAAGCCGTCCCTTCCCGCTGGATGCGACAACGCCTCAGTAGCAAGGCGAGCCTGCTCCTGTTCGAGGCGTTGCAGTAGGACTTCGATCTTCATGCGGGGGTTTTCTTGCCTCCACTGACTTCGAACTTGGGGTGCTGCCCCATCTGCATCAGCTTGTGCATGTTGGTGTTCTTGGGTGTCATGCCGCCTGCGGCCTTGCCCTTACTGAGTACTGCGTCGTTCTTCTTCATGGCCATTCCTTTCTACGGATTGGGGTTGATGCCGGTGCCAGTGGATACCGCCACACGCTCGCCGGACGCGATCTCGGCCTGCGCGAGCGCCATGGCCGTCTGGTTGTCCTGTGAGTTCATGGTCATGCGGGCCTGCAGCTCGGCGGCGGTGCGTGCGTCCTCGGCCTGCTGGCGCTGCTGCTCGATGGCGACCTTGGTCTGCAGCTCGGCGGCGTCCATCTGGGCGTCCTGCTGCATCTTCTGCGCCTCCATCTGCATGCGCTGTGCGTCCACCTGCATGTCCATCTGCGCCTTCTGGGCTGCCTGCTGTGCCTTCTGGCCTTCGAGCTGCAGCTTCTGCCCCTCGAGCGCGAGGCGCGGATCCTGCATCGGCGGCTGCTGGAACTGCTGCATGATCTGCTGCGCCTGCTGGATGATCTGCGGCACCTGCTGGAAGATCTGCGAGCCCTCGGTCAGGGCCGTGGTCGACGCCTCGGCGAGCATGCGGTCGAGGGCCTTGCGTCCCTGCGTGTCCTTCGGGCTCATCTTGCGCATCATGTCGCCCAGATCCTCGCCGCCCAGCGCCTCGGTCGACACGTCGAACACGGTCGAGGCGTACCACAGGGCGACGTGCTCCTTGATGTGGTTGAGGATTGCGGGGATGTACACCGGCGCGAAGATCGGGTTCGATCCGAACGTCGGGCTGGTCAGGTAGCTAAGGTGCGTCTGCAGGTGCGCGAGGTGGTCCTGCTCGGGGAATGCCGTGACTGGTCGGCCCAGCGACGCGGCGACGTTCTCGTTGACCGCGTTCTGCTCGCTCGGCTCCATGGGCGGATTGAGCAGCTCCTTAGCGTTCGGGATCTTGAGCGTCTCGAGGAGACGCTCCTCGACCTTGCGCAGGTTGTAGAGCTGCGGCATCGTGGCCGCGCGCTGGGCCACGGCCTGCACCTGAGCGTAGCGCTGCGCCTCGCTGAAGATGTTCGGGTCGGACACCGGCACGACGTCGAGCACGCCGTCGAAGTCTGCGCGCGTCGCCAGCTCCTCGCCCGCGTCCTTCTCGAGGCGCTCGTCGTCGAGGTTGAAGCCGTTGAGGCGGTCAAGGATGCGCAGCATGCGCCCCATCGCGTCGTGCAGGCGGCTGTGGATGGCCGAGTAGACCACCGCGCCCTGCTCGAGCTTAGCCAACGTGGTGCCGACTGGCGCGTTGGGGTTGCCGTCGGCGATGTCGTCCATGGACGTGCGGACCACGCCCTTGCCCGCCTCGACGAGGAAGCCGAGGAGCTGGAACAGGACGGGCGACGGTGGGTTGTACGGCAGCGGCATGGCCAGCTTGCGCACGTCGTCGACGTTGAGGCCGCCCTCGATCTCCTCGGTCTGGCCCGGCTGGATCGACAGGCTCTGCCCTCCGGCCGTGCCGCCCTTGAGCTTGAGCATAGTCTGGCTGTTGCTGATGTGCGCGCTGTCGAGCAGTGCGCGCAGCGCGCCGGTGGCTGCGCCGGACAGGCCGCCGATCATGTGCGGCAGGCCGATGGGGTACGCGCCGCGCCACGGGATGAAGGGCCACTCGACGAAGTGCTGCATCTCCTCGCGGTACTCGTCTTCCTCGTCCCAGTTGCGGTAGATCGCGAGCACCTTGCCGCTCGGCTTGTCGATGCTGATGATGTAGGGGCTGGCCTCCTCGTCGTCACCGATCCGCGCAATGGCGTAGATCTCGTAGACGATGCGCAGGCCGTCCTCGTTGTAGCTGGTCGGGTCGCGGCCCTCGATCTTGTCGTTGGCCACACCGGCCACGGACTGCTCCGGCTCCATGCCGGACAGCGTCAGCTCGACGTCGCGGTACATGCCCTCGGCGACGCGGTCCTCATAATCGAGCTGCGTCAGGTACTGGACGTGCGTGCGCCGCTGCGCGGTGTAGAAGTTGGTGGCCGCGTAGGGCAGGTAGATGTCGTCGATCGGCACGAACAGGAAGGTCGGCCGGTTGCGCCGCTCGTCCCAGCCCAGCTTGAGGTACTGCGCGCCGCCCAGTGGCACCTGCGTCATGAGCTGCTCCAGCTCGGCGCGGACCTCGGGGCACTGCACGGTCATCTGCCAGTTGAGCAGGCTGCTCTTGCGCTTGGCCTTGTTGATCTTCTCCTGCGTCGCCTCGCCGGAGATGTAGTCCTTGGCCGGACCCTGCGGCGGGAAGATCTCCTTCATGGCACGCGCCGCGAAGTCGACGCAGGCCTCGGTCATGAGCGGGTGGACGACCTTGTTCGCGCCTTGGAACTGCGCGCCGCCGGGCGCGTCGTCGCCCAGACCGGTGCGGCGTAGGCCCTCCTCATACTGCTCGTCGCGCTTCTTGCGCGCCTCCTTGTCGCGGGAGATCAGGTCGAGGAAAGTGCTCGACAGGTGCGCGAGTTCGGTCTCGGGCATCTCCTCGGCGAGGTTGGCGTAGAACTCGCTCTCGGCCGGACGCGGGCCCACGTCCTCGTCGTCGAGGCGGACGATCGCGCCGCCATCGGGCGTGTCTTCGACGTCGTCGTTGACGTCTGGCAGATCCACATACTCGCCCTCGGGCATCTCGTTCTCGTCGTCCACAGCTCAGTCCTTCATGCGGAATATGGGTTGCTATACTCTTTCGGCGACGCTCTGTCACCATCCCTGCTCACAGGGGGCTTGGTCAGCTTGATCAGGCCCTTGTCCATGGCCACGCGGATGGCCTGTGTCGTCTGGTCGACATGGTCGTCGTGCTTGATGGAGTTGCCACCGGCGAAGGTGCAGAGCTGGTAGATCACCGGCTCGCACCAGTTGCGCGGCTTGCCGGGGCTCTTCTCGCTCTCGGGCATCCAGACGCGCTTCTGCGCGAAGATCGGCGAGGCGATGTGCAGGCGCGTCAGCTTGTCAGCGCGGCCGGGGTTGTAGGCGTAGGCCGTGATGCCCTCGCGCTCGAGCATCTGGCGCAGGCTGATGCCGCTGCCCTTGTCCTCGATCAGCAGCATGTCGGGCTTGCGTCCCGACGTGCGCGGCTTGTCGGATCCGAACATCGGCTTGATCAGCGCCGCGTCCTCGTCGTCGCCGTAGGGCGTGTTCATCTCCCGCTTCACGCGCTTCATCAGGTCGGGCAGGCCGAGGTGGTCCTCCCAACAGTCGAGCAGCATGATGTGGCTCATGCTCTTGTACTGGAAGACGCCCCACACGCCGCAGGCTGTCGGGTCGGGGTCGTGGCTCTTCTTGTCGATGCTCTTCTCGGTGTAGGCCGTGTCGAGGCTCATGATGATGTAGTCGAACTTGGGCAGCGTGCGATCGGCGGGCCACAGGTTGATCCAACTGCGGCGGATGATGCCCGCCTCCTCGGGATTGATCAGCTCGCCGTACAGCTCCTGCCGCCCGATTTTTGTCCCCTCATATTGTGCGAGCTTGTCGAAGAAGACGTCGGGCAGGTTGGCGCGGTTGTCGTATGTCGAGCCACGCACGATGATGCGCCCCTTCTTGGGTATCGTGAGCTGGCGCACGATCTCGACGGGGCGAGGCGTCGTCGTCCAGAGCAGGCGCGGGTGCTTGCCGAGGCGCAGGCCAAACTCGAGCATGTCGAGCGTGTACGTCGCGTCCTTGCCCCACGCCGCCAATTCATCACACCAAGCGTCGGCATGCTGTGGGCCGCGCAGGCGATCGGCCTTCTCCGCGCTGAAGCCGCGGATCTGCGCGCCGTTGACCAGCGTCAGGATGATGTCGGTCTTGTTGTAGTCGCGCACGCACTCGGGCGGGATGACGTTGAGCAGCCCGCTCTCACCCTCGAAGCAGACGAGCCGGACGTCGGCCTGTGTCGGGGCAACGACGCAGCGCGGGAAGGCGTCGGGATCGAGGTAGGCCGCGCGGCCCATCCACTCCGCGCCGACGCGCGTCTTGCCGAAGCCGCGACCGGCCATTGCGCCGAACTCGTTCCACCCGCTCTCGGGCGGGATCTGGTCGTCGCGAGCCGTGGCGAACCAGTCGGTCTGCCACAAGGTGAAACTCTTGAAGTGCAGCGACGCAGTATCGAGGTTGAGCGCGCTCACTGGATCGTGGAGGTCTGGTCTTTACTCGGTCGTTGCGCCTGCAGCGTCTTGACGATGTCGAGGGCGGCGAAGCGCTCGGCGATCTCGCGCGCACGCTCGTCGGTGACGACGTCGTCCTTCTCGCGCCAGCGGCCGCGTGTCTTGAGGAAGAAGATCATGGCCGTGGTGTCGCCCGCGATCGCCTTGGCATACAGCGAGGAAGCCACGGTCGCGACGCCGCGTGCGGACGCATCGGCCAACTCGCAGGCGTAATATTTGGACAGCGTGTCTTCGGAGATGCCCAGTTCACGGGCGATGACGAGCTGCGTCGTGCCGACCCGAGCCCACGTCTTCACGAGGTTTCGCGTCTCTTCGGTCGGCTGGTGCGCAGGCATCCCGCCGGTGAGCCTCTTTGTATTTCCGCTTTTTGCCGTCATGTCGGTCCCCTTGCGCCCGCAATCAATCGCGCAGGCGTCACCGGACTTAGATAGCATCGGCCACGCGGATCGACAAGAGGTCAGAGCAAGTCGCCGAACTCTTCGCGCAGCCTAGACAGCTCGACCACCTCTTCTATGCGCTCCGGCGTGGCCAGTGTGCCGTCGCGCAGGCGTCGATACGGTGGCTTCTCGTCACTTACTGCAGCCTTAGACACCTTCGAGAAATTACTCGGCCGCCGGTGAGCCTCACACCGACGCGTGATGCCGCGCGCCACACTGACTGCCGAGGGCACCAGCGTGCGATAGGGCGTCGAGCACTCGCAACACTCGCCATCGAACATGTAGAACGCGAACTTGCCGCGCTTCGTCACGCGCCACGTCAGGCCCGCAAAGGTGAACGTGACGCCGCCATACTCGAACAGCGCGCCGACCTTGGGCGTGCCCTTGAGCCCGCCATTCTCTTCCCTGAACTTTTCATACCGCGCGCAGAACGACGCCTCGGGGCCCCGTTTACGAGGGTAGGCCACCCGCGCCTCCTCATAGGCCCGCCCAGCATCCTCCACATCGACGAACGACCCGAGCCACTTGCGCTGCCCTGCGACGTATACGACGGCAGTGAACCGATCGGTACGAGCGTCATAGGTCACACCGGTATACCCACTGGCCAACAGCCTCTTAGTTTCAATATCCATACTGCCTCCTGTTTTGCTGACACTGCTGATACAACATAGTAGGTGCTTAATCAACAGTGCAACGCCAATCTACACGGTGGTATATATACACCGAAGGAGCTGTGTATATACCACTGTTACTGTATACTACCACAGAGTGCAACATACGCAACAACCACAGTGCACGTTGCATCGCGTTGCAAGTGTTGCAAAAAAAGTTTGCATAAGGCTATTGCAATGTAAATCTGCATGTGCAATATACTGTGAGACAGCAACACGGAGTACCCAGACAATGACCGAACCGACCATCATCTTCTACGCAATGGACGCAGCTACCGCAGAAGCCGAGCTGGGCCTCTACGTCTCAAACCCTGCCGATAAGTATGTGATCGTCGAGTTCTGGGCCGAGGCCGACCAGTATGACTTCGGCGCGGCTTTCCGCACTCGCGCCGATCTCGAAGCTACCATGCGCGGCGAGAAGTATCAGTGGTATTGATCAGCAACAAGGAGTACCCAGACCATGCAAACGACCACACACCAAGGCTGGACCATCAGCTACTGCAGCCACCGCCGCGCCTTCGAGGCCGTCGCGCCTGACTACGAACCGCTATGGCTCGGTGAGGCTGACGGCTGGGTCGACGGCGAGCGCTTCGACGCCAACACACTGGCCGAGGCCGTCGCCGAGATCGACGCCCGCATCGCAGAGGGGGCAGGCGCATGATCACCCCCAAGCTCAACATCAACGGATCCAGCGCCGACGACCTGATCAACCCCCGCCGTGAGGCTATCGGCCACCTGATGGACGCCATCGAGGCCCTGTCGCAGGTCGTGCCCAACGGCCGCGACTATCCGGGCAACAACACCGCCTGCCTCGCCGATCGTGAGGCGCACTACGACCGCATCGCCATCATCAAGCGCCTCCGCGACGACATCTTCGACGAGGCCATCGCCATCAAGCAACAGGAGCAAGAAGCATGAAGTACGATACCCCATACCGACAAGCCGCGCTGACGGAGTGCCGCGACAGCGTCGAAAGTTTCTACCACGCCATCAACGAAAAAGAGGACGATGCCAAGCTAATGAGTTCGGCTGCATACGACGTCGTAGGCCGCGCCATCTCCGACTGGCTTAAGACGCCCGGCATACTGAGCTGCAAGCTCGACGTCGAAGAGCAGACGCTCGAGTTGTATATCGCGTCTCCCATCGAAGAAGAAGACTTAGCCACGTTCACGCTGCCCTTCGCCGAGCTTGTGCGCGCCACTGCGCGCACTTGCCAAAGTTGGGATGGCCTACCGCCATCGGACCTGTCGGCGATGCTGCGCAAGCTGGCCGACGAGATCGATGCAAGGGAGCAAGAAGCATGAGAATTATCAGCGACGACACCCTAATCCGTGACCTGCCGCTGCGCACTCGCGTAAAACAGGGCTTGATGCAAGGGCACCCTCCGGCCCTTCCGTACTTCAGCCGAGACCGCACCTTTGGAGAGGCAAAGACCCTATCGGACGAAACGCTTCTGGCGACCGATAACTTCGGGCAGACGTCGCTGCAGGAGTGGGTAAACTTCCGTGACAAGGCCCTTGGCTTGACACCCTCGAACGTCCGCATCTCGCGCCGTGTGAGGCTGCACAGCCTGCTGCTGGCGCACGAGAGCGCAGCCATCGCCCTGTACGACCTCCAGCGCGCCGATCCTGCCGAAACCCTCTGCATAGACCCCGAGGGCACCATCACCAAGCGGCAAGAGGCACTCGCCCGTGTCCGTGAGAAGATCCTGAGCCAACTGAACGTGGAGCAAGACGTATGAGCAACGAACCAGACCGCATCACCGAGATCCTGAGCCTGCCCGTCGCCACCGGCGCGACGTACCAGCTCGACGACCTCGACATCATCCGCCTGCGTCAGCGCATCTACCTCATCAACAAGAACAACGCCGCAGGCTGGCGCTGGCGCACGACACGCATCGCCACGAAGACCAAGAGCAAGAACCCCAAGGTGGTTAAGAACCTCACCCACACGCTGATCGTATGGAGGATCAAATGAGCACGCCCCAAATACCGAGCGCGATAGACGCGACCCTGCAAGGCGGAGGCACAAAGGCTTGGGCTGAGACCTACCACGCCTTCACCGAAGAGGAGCGGCGCGGCATGACATCTATAGCGCACGAGGCCATCAACCGCGTCGCGCGTGAGTGGATCGAGACCAACGCAATACGCGTCAGCGTACTGGAGACGAACATCTGCATCACCCTCGAACCCCTTGATGGTCAGGACGGTGACGCCGTACTTGAGTTCGAGGTGCCGCTCGCCGACGTTATCATGACCGCGCCCTATTGGTGCGACACGTACGCCGCGCCACTGGCCGTGCTGCTTCGTCAGCTCGCCGACAAGCTGGAGGCAACGTCCGACAACGACTGACGACAAAATGCCTATTGCAACACCATATTGCGTGTGCCACACCGGCGCATCAGCAACCGAAGGAGACCAACCATGTCCCTAGAAATGTTTATCCTGATCGGCATCATCCTGTGCATGTCGATCGTCGCCTATGATGAATGGAGTAAGTCATGAATAACCGAGAAATCATCCTGAAGTGCCTCAAGACCAACGGCCCCCTGACGTCTAAAGAACTCGCCGACGTATCAGGCATCCACTACGATACTGTAACCGCCAACCTGCGCGCCCTTCGCGAGGAGAACAAGATACGCCCCGACGGCAAGGTACGCCGCGACGGCGAGAACCGCGCGCAGCAGACCTACGTGCCCACCCGCATGCGCAAGCCCTTTGCCGAGAATGAGGCGGAGCCCCGGTTCAACTTCGCGCCCGACCCCACCGTGGCTGCCCTGCAGGCGCGTCTGGCCGAGCTGGAGGCGTTCAAGGCTCAGGCCGTGGCGAGACACCCAGATCTGATACCGTTCGACTATGAAGCCTACCGCAGCGCCATAATCGAGTTCTTCCACGCTCTGGGTAAGAGGGAACGCGTCGACCACCTCGTCTGCCGAGAGGAGATGACCTTCGCCGACCGTGCCATTATCGACGCCATGATCGCCGCCGCCGCGCTGTTCCCGAAGGACGCCCCATGACTGATGAAGAACTGCTTGTGGGGCTAAAGCGCATAGGCAAGAGAGTATCCCTGCCTTGCCCAGATGGGCTTGAGGGGTGTCTTGTACACCACTTTGGCATCGAGACTGACCCGGTTGCAGCTAGAGCCATCGACCGCATCGAAGCCCTCACCGCCGAGATCGAGTGGTTGCGGGAGGCTTTGTTTGAAAGCGTGGCTCTAAACGAAAACTATTACGCTGTAGAGGAGGATGACGGCTATCGATTTACCGAAGCACCTGCCGTCATAGCACAAGCCCGCGCAGCACTGGAGAAGCAACCGTGACCACAGAAACACCACCCGACGATTGGGTTTTGCTCGAAGCTGCGAAGCGGTCCGATACATGGTGCCGCAGCATCGAATGGCTACGCGAATTATACGGTGTTAGTGGCTCGTTCCGCGCTCTCTGCGACATGATAGCAAAACACGAGAAACCACCAGCGGACCGCAAGCTGCTTTGTGCGCGTGAGGCAATGGCGGAGAACGCCGAAACATGCGGGTGGGGCGGGAAGTTTAGGAGCGGCAATTACGATGTCACCTACCACATAACCGTGCCCCTCCGCGCAATTGAGCTTTGGGAAGAGGGCTTTGGGAAATGACCGTCACCGTCACGCAGGTCTACCACTGCGACATCTGCTCGACCATGCTCAATACGCTTGAGAAGCAGGTGCCCTACAACAGCGTGCCGCAAATCATCTGCGCGCAGGGCGAACACCTCACTGTGCGTAGTCCTTATGGCTTAACGCGTACACACGACATCTGCCCCGAATGTTGGGCCAAGTTCTGCGACTGGTGGAGGACACAGAAATGAGTGAGATTAAGAAGGAACCTATTATAGTCCATCCGGGTTGGGAGTGGGAGAACACCAGCGACGATGACGCAGTGATTTTTACCGACCATAGCCACCGAGACATTCTTCGGTTCGTGATTAGCGAGCTTGGCGAAGAGATCAGGTTCCATGTCGATGATCTATTGAAAGGCGACACATGACCACACACCACCCTGAGTGCGAAGACGCGACCGGCGCATATTTCGGTAGCTGCACCTGCGCTGCTATTAAGCGGAGGGAGGCACTGGACAACCTATTCGCCAGTGATGCCGACCTTATAGAACTGGAGACAGGGCCTATGGAAGAGGCCACAGAAGCTGATCGCAAGCTGCTTTGCGCGCTTGAGGCTATGGAAAGCATACGAGGCGACGCCACTCACTCTGAGATAGCCGTCCGCGCAATTGAGCTTTGGGAAGAAGGCTTTGGGAAATGAACCTGCGGCAGTTTTTGCAGACCAACTTCGGCTGGGACATCTACGACTGGGATCCCAGCGACATTAGATTTTGAATGCCCACCCCCACTCCTTCAATATCCCGACAACCACGGCGGGATCGAGGGCTAGGCAGCGGAAGTATCAAGCGCACCGGGGGAGCAACTGGGACATAGAGATAGTGCGCGAATGCCTAGCAACGTGGCAATAAAAGGAGCAGACAATGAAATTCCACCCAAGCGACGAGGAGATCACCCGCGTGTGCTCCTACATCAGCGACGACAAGTACATCGCCTCACTCTACGGCGTGCCCCTCGAACGGGTGCGCATACTGCGCGGCCGACAGGAGGCAGGCACCAAGAGCACTGCGCCCAAGGATCCGACGCCCATGTCGATAGCAGTCGTCGAGGGCGGCGACCGCAAGGCGCGCGAGGACGGCAAGCTGGGCTCCGAGGCCCTGCTCAAGGCGATCAATCGCTACTACAAGAAATATCACATCGACGGTTGCAGTTTGATATTGCAGGCCCCGCTTCCGGCTGCTAGGGAGGTGGCTCAGCAACCGAAGGACACCACCATGCAGTACTACATCAGCACCGAAAAGACCCTCAACGACCTGCTCAAGGAGCGGGGCGAGCAGGACATCTACATCCGCTGGAACGGATGTGAGGAAGCGCCCAACTACAAGGTCTATTTCCAAGAGGAGCTGACCGAACTGCTTCTTGCCGACCACGACGACGGCTACGAGCTGCAGCGCAACCCCATCGGCTCGCGCACCTTCGAGGGCGTCGACAGCGCCCGTAACAACGGCGAGGCCGTGCAGATCATCGTCGAGGAGATCCGCTCCGCGATCGCGAGCGGCGACTTACTGGAGGGAGACTGGTAATGGATATGGGAGACTTACTCTGGCCGTGGGGCGCACTGCGCGAAGCGCGTGAGACCATAGCTCGGCGCGATCGCGAGATCGACCAGCTTGATCGCGCCCTAATCAAGAGCACCGTGGCGCAGCTACGGCAGAGCAAGCTGCTGCGGGAGGCGCACTTCCGCAACCCGAAGACCGGCCGCATAGGCAAGAAGGGGGAGAGATATGACATTAGCTAATGAGGCGACAGCCCTCTTCACCGAGCTGGACCAGCTCAACGCGCGCAAGCGTGAGATTGAAAACCGTTTGCGCACACTGCGCACCGCGTACATGGTTGAGGCCCGACTGTGGGGCATCAGCGACGAACGCTTCAGACAGGAAATAAAGGCAGCAATATGAGCACCAAGGAAAGCCGCGTCGCGGCACTGAACACCGCCATCGCCAACGCGGGAGGCATCTTCGCCTTCGCCCGATCACTCGGCGTCTCGCATCAGGTCGTGTATCAGTGGAAGCGGCTGGGCTACGTGCCCGCCGCCCGCGCGATTGTGATTGAGCACCGCTTCGGCGTGCCCCAGATCGACATGGTGAGCGAGAGCATCACGACAGCCCTACGCGCCTGACTTTGTGGACGAGGAGGGAGACATGAACAACGTGAGCCCCATCGCGCCTCAACTCTACGACGTTGAGGTGCCCGAGGAGCTGCGCGAGCTGTCTGGGTGGCTGATCTGGCGCTTCGAGAAGTTTGATAACGAGCCCAAGCCGCGCAAGGTGCCCTACTGGGCCGACGGCACAAAACGCCACGGACAACAGGGCGGCCCCGTCGACCGCGCACGCCTGACTACCTTCGTGGCGGCGCGCGATGCCGCTGCGCGCAAGGGCTATGACGGCGTGGGCTTCGCCCCGCTGGAGGGCGTCGGCTACACCTTCCTCGACTTCGACGACTGCGTCGGGGTCAAAGGCGCTCTGCCGCCCGAGATCGAGAAGATCGTCGCCACCACCTACACGGAGTACAGCCCGAGCGGCAAAGGCCTGCGCGTCGCGCTGAGGGGCAATCTGGGCAACCGGAAGAGCCACGCGACGGAGGATCAATACGGGCTAGAGACATTCTCCACCACTGGCTTCGTCACCTTCACTGGCAACATCGTGCCCGCCTGTGAAATGATCTACGGGCCGGACCACATCGCCGACGTCGACGACCATGTGCGCAGCCTGTGCGAGGAACGCTTCAAGACCTCACAGCCGCAGGCGGCAGTCGACCCCGACGACTTCATGGTCGGGCATGAGCCTCGGCTGGGGTTGTCGATCGAGCGCATGCAGGAGCTGCTTGAAGAGATCGACCCCGACATGGGCCGCGACGACTGGATCCGCGTCGGCATGGCGCTGCACCACGAGTGCGACGGCGACGACACTGGCTTCGAACTCTGGGACGAGTGGTCGTCCGGTGGCTACAGCTACCCCGGCACTGAGGGGCTGCGCACGCAGTGGGACAGCTTCGAGCGGCGCGCAGGACAGCGTCGCAGGCAGGTCACCATGGCCACTGTCATCAAGATGGCGAAGGACGCCAGCGCCCGCCCTAGTCAGGCGGCAAGCGTGGAGCGTGTGCAGCAGCGCACAGCCCTGCTTGCCGCCCAGTTGACACCCACCGGCGGCGTCTTCTCGCCCCCTGAGTATCAGGGCAAGTTCCCGATCTTCTCCGCGGGCGACATGAGCCGCAGGGAGCCACCGGACTGGCTCGTCAGGGGCGTGATACCCAAGGCCGACCTGTTCATGCTCTACGGCGCGTCTGGCAGCGGTAAGAGCTTCGCCGCGATCGACCTCGCCGCGCACGTCGCGCTGGGCCTGCCGTGGCGCGGGCAGCGTGTCGAGCGGACGAAGGTCGTCATCGTCGCGGCCGAGGGCGGCGGAGGCTACGGCCTGCGCATCAAGGCGTGGTGCCAACAGCATGCCTGCAGCCCCGAGGATCTCGACATCGGCATCATCACCGTGCCGCCGAACATGATGGAGAGCGACGACGTCAGCGAGCTGGCCGCAGTCATCAACCTGATCGGCGGCGTCGGCCTGATCCTGATCGACACGCTGGCGCAGGTGACGCCCGGCGCGAATGAGAACTCATCCGAGGACATGGGCCTGACCCTGTCGAACTGTCGCACGCTGGGCGCTGCCACCGGCGCTGTCGTGGGCCTAGTCCACCACGCGGGCAAGGATCTCACACGCGGCGCGCGTGGCTGGTCGGGCGCACGCGCGGCGGTCGACGCCGAGATCGAGGTCACCTACGACATGGACAGCGGCGTGCGCATGATACGCATCACGAAGCAGAAGGACGGTCGGGACGGCATGAAGTACGCCTTCAAGCTGGGCATCGTGGCGCTGGGCTTCGACCGCCACGGCGACGACGTGACGTCCTGCGTCGCGCTGGAGACAGACGTGCCGGTGCGCGAGGAGGCCGACGACAAGACGAGCAAGGCCCTGCGCGGTCGGATCGAGACGCATGTGCTCGAAGTCATGGCCCTGTTCCCCGACGAGGGCGCGGTGCCTGTCGCACGCTTCATCAACAAGGCCGTGGAGACGCTGCCACCGCCCGAAGAGGGCGCACGGGACACGCGCAGGCAGAAAGTTATGCGCGCAATCCGTAGCATTTCCGCCATTAAGGGCGACGTGCCACTGCGCCTCGAAGGCAGCTCTGTCGTTTTTTATGATTAAATTGCACAAGGGGGGTTGCAATACCTGATTGCAGTAACTATATGGGTTCTGTCAGCAACGAAAGGACAGACCCAATGGCTACCAAGTTTGATAATACCATCGACCTCGCATCGCAGGTTGTCGACCGTCTCGGCGACATCAAGGCGCAGATCGCCGAGCTGAAGGCAGTTGAGGCCAACCTCATCGCCCTCATCATCAACACCGGCGACAGCGTCGTCGAGGGCAGCACGTTCCGTGCCGCTGTCAGCACCACCGCTGACCGCACCTCGCTCGACGTCAAGGCCGCAGAGGCCAAGCTGCGCGAGTTGGGTGTCGACGGTCGCTGGTTCTCGAAGAACCAGAAAGTCACGCGCGGCTACACCAGTGTCCGCGTCTCGGCGCGCAAGAGCGGGGGTGCCCTGTGATGGGCGTTCTTGCCGCCGAATACACATCGGGGAGCGCCAGTCGCTCCCCGGTGCTGGATCTTAACCGCATCGTGGATGGCCGACGCACGCACGTCATCGCCTTCCGCGTGAAGAACAAGCGCGAGGCTCGCACCCTCGCCAAGACATACGGAGCGACGCCATGGAACTTTTGAAGGACCGCAGCTACTACCGCCAGCGCAGCGACCGCGCCCTCATCGAGGCCGCGTGGAGCAATCCCAACGTGGAACTCGCTATCGTGCTTGCCGAGCGGCTGGAAGCCTCTACGACGGAGCATGAGGCGGAGATCGAGGAGCAGAAGGAGTACGTCGCAGACGCGCGCCGCGAAGCTGAAAATCTGGACGAAGACCTGTATCGCGCCCAGAACACGATCACGAGCCTTGAGTGGAAAATCGAAGAATTGACAAAGGAGTTAGAAGCATGCCGTACAAAATCGAAGTAACCGCCGACAGCCTGAGCGAGCTGGCCGGTAAGGTGCTCGCCCTCGCCGCCCAGTTTCAGGCGGTCCCTGTCATAGTCCACCACTCGGGTGTGAAGCCGAAGGCCGACAAGCCTGTAAAGGCAGCAAAGGAGCCCAAGGCCGAGGAGCCCAAGGCCGAGGAGCCCAAGGCCCCGACCTACGACTTCAACACCGACATCTCGCCCTTGGTCCTGCGCGTTGCGGCCGAGAAGGGCCGTCCCGCGATCGCAGAGCTGCTCTCGCAGTTCGGTGTGGAGCGCGCGTCGAACGTGCCCGCGGAGCAGTTCGGTGAGCTGCTCAACGCCCTCAAGGACGCGTTAGGCGAATGAGTGCCGGTCATGCCAAACTGAGCCCCTCGGGCGCGCATCGATGGATGGCGTGTCCGGGGAGCATCGTGCTCGAAAGCAACATACCCGACAAGGGCAGCGTCTACGCCGACGAGGGCACCGCAGCGCACGAGCTGGCGGCGTGGTGCCTGAAGGACAACATGGACCCGAGCAACTATCTGAACGAGAAGATCTCGGTCGGGGAGAACCGGTTCACTGTCGACGCAGATATGTGCGACCACGTCCGCAGCTACACCAAGCTGGTCAAGGAGTACGCACAGGGCGCGCACCTGATGGTCGAGCAGGCGGTCGGTATCGGCCACCTGACCGGCGAGGACGACGCGACCGGCACGTCGGACGCAATCATCATTGACGCTGTCAAACGGTCTTTGACAGTCGTCGACCTGAAGTATGGCATGGGCGTGCGGGTGGACGCGACGGAAAACCCGCAGCTCATGCTGTACGCCCTCGGGGCGTATGAGGCGACCTCGATGCTCGCCGACTTCGATACGGTGACCATGGTCATCCACATGCCGCGCCTGAACCACGTCAGCGAGTGGACGATACCGATAACGGAGCTGATCGAGTTCGGCAGCCTCGTCAGCTACTACGCCACCGAGACGCGGCTGGCCGAGGCTGACGAGGCTGCGGCACTGGGTGCCCAGAAGCCGACCGACAGCGGCTGGGCGGAGAAGTACCTCACGCCCGGCGAGAAGCAGTGCCGCTTCTGTAAGGCCAAGGGCGTCTGCCCCGCCCTGCGCGATAGCGTCATGGAGACGGTTACTGGGTCGGCACCAGCCACGGTCGAGGACTTCGCCGACATGCTGCCGATTGAGATCGGCGTGGCTGGAGGAGACAACTACCTGTCCGTCGCCATGGACAAGGTCGATCTGGTCGAGGTGTGGTGCAAGGCCATCCGCGCCGAGGTCGAGCGGAGATTGTTTGCAGGCGAGCGCGTGACCGGCTACAAGCTGGTCGAGGGCAAGCGCGGCAACCGCCAGTGGTCCGACGAGGAGCAAGCGACGAAAGCATTGAAGGCAGCGAAGCTGAAGGCCGAGGAGATGTACAGCAAGAAGCTGATCTCACCGACCGAGGCGGAGAAACGCCTGAAGGGATACCCAGCGCAGTGGGCGAAGGTCGAAGGCCTGATCACCCAGAGCGCGGGCAAGCCGTCTGTGGCCAAGGCCACTGACAAGCGGCCAGAAGTGGCCGTAAACGCCACTGCGGAAGACTTCCGCAGTATTTTGTAGTTGATAGTTGAGAAGTGGATAATTGAATATGGCAACCCGTATTATGCTTAAGAACGTCGTGCTGGCTTTCCCCGCACTGGCCGAGCCGCAGTCCTACGGGGACGGCGATCCAGCCTTTGGCGCTAAGTTCCCGATCGAGCCCGGTTCCGAGAACGAAATATTGATCGAGGAGGCGATGCTCGCCGAGGCGAATGCGCAGTGGGTAGACAAGGGCGAGAGCGTCCTCAAGATGCTCATCGAGGACGGCAAGGTCTGCTTCAGCAAGAAGGTCTACCGCTCGAAGAAGACCGGCGACGCCTATCAGGGCTTCGAGGGCAAGCACTACCTGTCGAGCCGCAATGCCTCGACCCAGCCCACCGTCTTCAACCAGTTTGGGGATCAGGTCACGGCCAAGGGCGAGATCGAGCGTCAGGCGTTCAGCGGTGCCGTTGTGGCTGCCTCCGTCGAGATCTGGGCACAGGACAACAAGTGGGGTCGGCGCATCAACTGCACGCTTCGCGGCGTGATGTTGACCGGCGAGGGCGAGAACTTCGGCGGCGGCTCGTCTCCGGCGTCCAGCGACGAGTTCGCCAGTTTGGCGAAGGGCAAGCCCGACGCGGAAGACTTCCTCTGATGTCGGCCAACGACCAGCTCCGCCTCTTCGTCGAGCGTCTCGAGCGCCTCGGCGAGGAGAAGGACGGCATCGCCGAGGACATCAAGTGTGTCTTCGCCGAGATGAAGAGCCAAGGCTACGACGCCAAGATCGTTCGCGAGATCCTGCGCCTGCGCAAGTTGAGCAAGGACGATCTGGACAATCGTAACGCCATCCTCCGCCTGTATGGCGAGCAGTTGGGTCTGGACTTCCTCTAACCCACAAACTAGATAGGGCGCGGCGGCTGTGCTACCCTCACTGCACAGTCGCCACCCTCCCTCCCTTCCGGTGAGGGCCGCAGGTTACACTGGGTGCTCCTTGTGTTGCTGATCCCCTGCGGCCCTCTCCCGAAGCGAGGTGAAGGATCAGCACCATGAACACACTACATCTTGATATCGAGACCTTCTGCGCGATGCCGATCACCGCAGGGGCGCACCGCTACGCCGAGGACGCCGAGGTCATGCTCATCGCCAAGGCGTGGGACGACGAGCCTGTCGAGGTCATCGACTGCACTGAGGGCGTCTGGGACACCATCGCCCCGCGCCTGCAGAACGACATCGACCGCGCCGAGCGCGTCGTCATCCACAACAGCTCATTCGATCGCACTGTGCTGCGCCACAGGGGCGTCAGCGTGCCTACGGAGAAGATCACGGACAGCATGGTGCTCGCCCTGCAGCACGGCCTGCCGGGCAAGCTGGGGCAGCTCTGTGAGGCTCTGGGCGTGCCGCAGGACAAGGCCAAGGACAAACGCGGCTCGCGCCTCATTAATCTCTTCACAAAGCCCCGCCCGAAGAATATAAAGATCAGACGGGCTACGCGGGAGACGCACCCTGATGAGTGGCAAGAGTTCATCGAATACGCCTCACTCGACGTGGACGCGATGCGAGAAGTATTGGCACGAACCCCTAGATGGAACGATACTCCAAGTGAGCGTCGACTGTGGCTCCTCGACCAAGACATTAACGACCGTGGTGTCTGCGTCGACACTGAACTCGCCAGCGCTGCTGTGCGAGCTTTCAACGGAACTTTGGGAACTCTGGCCACTCGTATCGAGGGACTTACCGGAGGGGCCGTAAGCAGCGCCACGCAGCGCGACCGCATGCTGGCCTACCTGCGCGATCAGCAGGGCCTAGAGATAGCCGACCTGACCAAGGACACGCTGGCCAAGCTGCTGCGCTCCGACCTGTCGCCACACGTCCGCGAGGTGCTTGAGGTGCGTCAGCAGGCCTCGGCGACCAGCCCAGCCAAGTACACGGCCCTACTGCTCGCCGCGTCGTCCGATGGGCGTCTGCGCGGCACTGTGCAGTTCTGCGGCGCTGCCCGCACTGGGCGCGACGCGGGCCGGATCTTCCAGCCGCAGAACCTGCCCCGCACGCCCGACTGGTTCGACGGCGAGGTGCAGGAGCTGACCGTGCGCGCCTTCAAGGAGGGCATGGCCGACGTCCTGTGGGACAATATCAGCGAGCGCTGCAGCATGGCCGTGCGCGGCTCTCTGGTGGCCGCCAAGGGTAAGAAGCTGGTCATCGCCGACCTGTCGAACATCGAGGGGCGCGTCCTCGCGTGGCTGGCCAACGAGGCGTGGAAGATCGAGGCCTTCAGGGCCTATGACCGCGGCGAGGGGCCTGACCTGTACAAGGTCACCGCCGGGCGCATCCTCGGCAAGGATCCGGCCGACATCACCAAGGAAGAGCGCCAGCTACAGGGCAAGGTGCCCGAGTTGGCCGGAGGCTATCAGGGCGGCGTCGGTGCCTACCGCGTCATGGGCGGCGCAGTGTTCGAGGCCATGACCGACGAGGAGATCCAAGAGATCGTCCACGCGTGGCGCGCGGCGCACCCGCGCACCAAGGCCCTGTGGTACGACGTCGAGCGCGCGGCGAAGGACGTCATCAAGAACCCCGGCAGCAGCGTCGACGTGCGGGGCCTGCTGCGCTTCGACATGCGCACGGACGAGTATGGCGCGAACTGGATGCGCATACGCCTGCCCAGCGGCCGGTACCTGTGCTACAAGGATCCGAAGGTCGACGACGAGGGCTGCGAGCCTTGCAACGGTGAGGGCCTGATCCACGACATGGAGCACGGCTCTCCGGGCCTGTGGGTGCGCTGCGAGACGTGCGACGGCAAGGGGCGTCTGGGCGGCGGCCAGATCATCTACAAGGGCATCAACCAGTACACGCGCCAGTGGGCGACGCTGGAGACCTACGGCGGCAAGCTGGTCGAGAACATCGTGCAGGCGATCGCGCGCGACGTCTTCATGTCCGGCCTGCGCCGCGCCGAGGAGCACGACTACCCAGTCGTCCTGCGCGTGCATGACGAGCTGGTCTGCGAGGTGCCTGACAGCAGCGGCTACACGCACGAGGTGCTGGCCAACCTGATGGGTGCCAACCCCGGCTGGGCCATAGGCCTGCCGCTGGCCGCTGCGGGCTTCGAGACGCGCAGATATCGGAAGGACTGACATGTTCACCCAACTCGACCCCTCGATCCCCATGGACACGCCCAAGGGGCGTGGCTACGCTCTGGCTGTCATCGACTATGGTCTGGAGCACAGCCTGCTCTGGGTCGTGGCGCTGGACGACAGTGGCGAGATCTGGTGCGTGCCGAACGCCGAGGTGCGCGCGCAGAAGAACTGGTCGGCGGGGAGGACACGGCATGACCCCAGCAGCGAAACTTCAGGAGTACATCAAGAAGCGCGTGCAGGGGAGTGGCGGGAGCTACCGTAAGGTCCGCTGGGAGGCGCGCACCGGCTGCCCTGACTGCTTTATCTGGTGGCAGTGGCCGCAGGCCGCCTTCATCGAGGTTAAGGCTGGTCGCGATCGGCTGAGCCCCATGCAGGCGCGCGAGATCGAGCGCATGAAGGCCGACGGAGTGCCGGTCTACGTCGTCTCGACGGTCGAGGACGTGGACGTCGTGCTGTCGCGTGTAAAAAACCTGTTGCAATCCTAAGTTGCATGCTGTATACGGGCCTTCTCAGCAACGAAGGAGTACCAAATGCCTACAGCAACACTCAAGCCCGTGAAGCGCGCCGCCAAGGGTCACAACCGCTTCTGCGGCCCGGCCGCCCTATCGATCATCGCGGGCATCGACACTGCCGAGGCCTCTGCCGTCATCCGGCACGTCAGCCGCAAGCGTAGCGTTAAGGGCACCAGCAACTGGGATATCTTACGCTCGCTCGCCCTGCTCGGCTTCAAGGCCAGCTCGGCCGCCAAGGTCGACCCGCTCAACCTCAAGACCAACCCGACGCTGGCCGCGTGGCTCAAGAGCGACGAGCGCGACGGCCAGTCGCTCTACCTGATCGCGGCCGGTTACCACTGGCAGGTCGTGCAGGGCCGCCGCTTCTGCTGCGGCATCACCAAGGACATCGTCTCGATCCGCGACGAGAAGGTCAAGCGCCGCGCCCGCATCAGCGGCGTCTGGAAGATCGAGCACGACCGCAAGGTGGCGCTGGCCGACGTGCTGCCCGCCAAGGTCAAGGCCAAGGACACCGAGGCGACCGTCCGCCGCAAGGCGCGGGAGCTGGCTGCCAAGCACGACATCGAGATCGAGATGTACCGCAACTACGACGGCGGCGAGTACTACACCAGCATCATGGTCTGGGGCCCGCGCGGCGTCGAGCTGGACAACGACCCGTTCGAGGGTGACCACTACGCCGAAGACTGGGCCGACGCGCTGGCGCGAGTGGAGGAGTACGCCAAGCTGGCGGCCTGACCGATCGGGGTGGCCTTCGGGCCGCCCCAAACTTTTTTCACAAAGGGTATTGCAATGTCGTATTGCATGTGCCACTAGGGTGCATCAGCAACACGGAGTTAAGATCATGTCCTACGCTTTTATCGAAAACGAAGCCCGCTACGAAGCCGCCAAGTGGGCGCGCATCAAGGCCAATCGCGCCAAGAGTGGCCGCGCCAAGTGGCTGGCCGCGCACGACGATGCGCAGACCCTGTTCGACTGGCTCTTCTCGCAAGGTGAGTTCATCGGCGTTGAGCAGCTCGGCTCGCGCTGCTGCCGCTATGCCGACGGCCATGTCGAGCACGAGGACAACAAGTACGGCGTCTGCGGATGCAAGATCGTCAGCCACCCGCTGTCGTTCTACGCTCGCGGCGACTTCCTCAACAAGATGCGCGGCACGATTGAAGAGTGGGGCGGCCTGACCGACGGCCAGCACGCCGCAGTCGCCAAGTCCTTCGCCAACGCCAAAGACAAGCTGGCCGGTCGCGAAGTGGCTCGCGCCGAGGCGAACGCCGCAGACCGCAACACCTGCCACGTCGGCACCGTCGGCGAGCGCCGCGACTTCGAGCTGACTGCCGAGCGCACGCACAGCTTCGACGGCCAGTTCGGCACGACGTACATCACGATCTTCCGCGACGCTGACAACAACGTCATCGTCTACAAGGGCAACCTCGCGTTTGGTCGCGGTGAGAAGGTGCGTGGCAAGGCCACCATCAAGGCGCACGACGTACGCGACGGTGTGCCGCAGACCATCATCGCCCGCCCCAAGTTTGAGGAGCACCAAGCATGAAACTTACCGACCGTGAGATCCGCGCCAAGGCACACGCCATCGTCGACGAGATCGAGACGCGCGCCGCCCCGCGCATCGCTGCGGGCATGAGCCGCGACAAGGCGCTGATGCTGACCATCATGGAGATGGGCGGCAAGATCAGCGTAGTGAAGGGATGAGATGCTAAAGCAGGTAACACTTGCTGAAGCAAAGGATTGGTTCGCCCAGTACCACTACACCGGTACTGCGGCGGGCCATCGTTTCTACGCGTGGCTTCGAGACGACAAGATCGACGGCGTCGTTGCCCTTGGGCGCGGAGGCAACCGTTTTGGGGTGGCCGATAAGTTCGGCCTCACCGCATGGGCTGGCGGTCTTGAGATAACGCGCGTGGCTTGCCATCCAGACGGGCCGAAGAACACCGCCTCGAAGATGGTCGCCGCTGCCCTGCGCGAGCTTGCGGCGGGCGGCGATCAGTGGGTCTTCACTTACGCGGATACCGCCCACGGCCACCACGGGGGCATCTATCAGGCTCTCAACGCCGTGTATGTCGGCACCGACGCCAAGCAGTGGGTGAACTTCGAGCTGGATGGCCTGCGCGTTTCCAAGCGGGCAATCAGCGGGAAGTTCGGGCACACGCGCTGGCCTGAAGTTCGCGATCTTGCGGCGGATGCCGGTCATGTCTTGCGCAAAGTCGCGTGGCAGCCGAAACACACATATGTGCTGCCAATTGCTAGTGACCGCAAAGCGCGCCGCGCGATACAGGCCGCACTCGAACCACGGGCGCTTCCGTATCCAAAGCCGGGCCAGCCTGTTGCGCCTACGCCGTATCGCAATCATCGACCGAAAGACGACAACCAATGAAGTTCACCCCGCACGACTACCAGCGCGAGGCCATGGACCACATCTACAGGACGCCACGCTGCGCCCTGTGGATGCCCATGGGCGGCGGTAAGACGGTGACCACCCTCACGGCGCTAGACACCCTCGACTTCGTAGAGGACGTCTTCCCGGTGCTGGTGCTGGCACCGCTGCGCGTCGCGCGGTCGACATGGCCTGACGAGGTGGCGAAGTGGCAGCACCTCGCGCACCTGCGCGTCAGTGTCATCACCGGCAGCGCCAAGGAGCGGGCTGCGGCCCTGCGTAACGTCGCAGACATATACACGATGAACTACGACAACCTCGTCTGGCTGCGCGAGACGCTGGGCGACGAGTGGCCGTTCAAGACGGTGGTCGCGGACGAGTTCACGCGCCTCAAGTCCTTCAGGCTGCGTCAGGGAGGCTCCAGAGCCGCTGCGCTGGGTAAGGTGGCCCACACGCGCGTCAGCCGCTTCATCGGCCTCACAGGCACGCCTGCGCCCAACGGCGTGAAGGATCTGTGGGGGCAGACGTGGTTCCTCGATCAGGGGGCACGCCTCGGGCGCACCTTCAGCGCCTTCGAGCAGCGCTGGTTCCGCAAGGGCTATGACGGCTACAGCCTCGTGCCATACGCGCATACACAGCGTGAGGTCGAAGAGGCGCTGAAGGACATCTGCCTCACCGTGCAAGCCCTATCCGTCGACGAGCCCAACACGCTGCCGATCTACATCGACCTGCCGAAGAAGGCGCGCAAGGCGTATGACGCCATGGAGGAGGAGATGTACGCCATGCTCGCCGAGGGTGAGATCGAGGCGGCCAACGCGGCGGTGCGCACGCAGAAGTGCTTGCAGCTCGCCAACGGCGCGGCGTACACGGATGACGAGGGGTCGTGGGAGGAAGTGCATGACGCAAAGCTCGACGCGCTGGAGAGCATCATCGAGGAGGCTAACGGAGCGCCTGTGCTTGTGGCGTATAACTTCAAGCACGATCTCGCGCGACTACAGGCTCGTTTCCGTAAAGGTCGGGTGTTGGACGCTGACCCTGATACGATCAGGCAGTGGAACGCCGGTCGGATCCAGCTACTATTCGCTCACCCTGCGTCGGCAGGGCACGGCCTCAACCTCGCCGACGGCGGGAACATCCTCGCCTTCTTCGGTGTGAACTGGAACCTCGAAGAGCATATGCAGATCATCGAGCGTATCGGGCCGATGCGCCAGAAGCAGGCGGGCTATGACCGGCCGGTCATGGTCTATCCGATCCTCGCCCGCGACACGATCGACGACGTCGTCATGGACCGGCTGGGCGGCAAGAAGAGCGTACAGGAGGCGTTGTTGGACGCCATGAAATCAAGGAGACAGAAATGACAAGACTACTGACGCTTATGGACCCCGAAGAGTGCCCAGACACGGATATGTACCGCGAGCTGTTGTGGTTCGAAACCGTATGCCGGATCAAGCATATCAGACACACAACGGAAGAAGAGGTGCGTTCGTTTCTGCGTAACGAGCGGGGCCGCCCCGACCTAGCCGACGCGTTCTCTACTTCTTATCTTTTTCCAGAAGACTTTCAAGAAACCTGAGTGTCTTGTAGTCAAGGACGCCACCTTGCGGCTTCAGTTGCATGGCACGCAAAGGTGACTTTGTGCCGGGCTGAACGCCTACGGGGAAGTCAAACGGGGTTTCGTATTTAAGAGCCGCCATGACGTCAGGGGATAGACCGAGAGCGCCAATGTTTTCTTTCAACCGCCCCACCCCACGACCGGGGATCGAGTAGTTGTAGGACGCGTGGGACGAAGGCGATGCGCCGAACCTTGGGTCGATAATACCGACATTGCGGAGCGTTGTCAGCGGAGTGTTCATCTGATCGAGGTCGGTCGCAGCGTATATTGCTTCCCCTTCCCCAAGACCCCCGCGATTGCGGTATTTGTCCATCAATGAGTTCAAAGCGCCGCGCGCCTTTCCGGTGACGGTCATGAACATTTCAGCGCTGTCGGGGTCTTCAAACCCACGCCAGTTTGGCAAGATTTCCTTGATGCCAGCGGCTAGTGCTTTGCGATCCGCGCCACCCATCGCCGCGTCGGCGTAGCTGTACTGGATGCCACGCGGCATGTGCGAGAACTTTACCGCCTTCGGCCCCATCGTCCACGGCATGTACAGGACGTCTTTGCCTGTCATCTGCTGTAGCTGATCCGCAAGCTCTACGTGCCGTTCAGCAGGGCCGCGCTCGGACGCCCAGACAGAGCCGGGGTTGTCGAACATATAGTCTTGGCCGCCACGGCGACTGAACGGGACGCGGAACATTACATCGTTGATCGCGGTGATGTCGTCACCCGCCGCCGCAAGGTCAGACATGGACGTGATGTACGGGTAGCCTTCGTAATCAAAGATGCTGACCTCTGGTGCGGGATCGGTAATGCGCGGGGCTAGATCTACCTTAAGGTTAGCGATCTTGCCCAGTTCGCCTTTACGGTTTTCGATGCGTGGGTCTGTCGCCACGTCGGCGGGGCGCACTGAGTAGGGGCTAGGCGCTTTGGTGTTTACGTTTGGCGTGTCAGATCCCGACAGGCGTTGCGCAGCCACGCGCCACTCTGCCAGCGGTGCGTCTGCTGGGATCATGCCTTCGAGCCTGCGAGCGATATCGGAGCCGAACTCAAGCGCGACTTCGTGGATGGGGTTTGCAATACCCTTAACGATAGGTTTTGCTTTGGGCTTGGGAGCCTTCTTTACGGCCTTTTTCTCTGCGGCATCAGGCTTCGCAGCCAACGGCTTCGCAGCAGGCGGTTTCGCAGCCAACGGCTTCTGCTTCGGTGCTTTCTTCCTCGGCACCGTTAGCGAGGGTAAGTCTAGAACGTCGCGCAGTGGCTTCTCGATAATGTCGGGAATGTAGTCCGAGCCGCTTCTGACGGCGCTTCTTAGGCCACTCTCAATAATCCGAGTTGGGCTTGGTTTGCGGGATCTGCCTGACACGGTGTTACCTCCGGTTTCTGTCTACACGCCCGCCAATAGCGAAGCCCTTCATTGCTTTCACCACATCAGAGTGCGTAGTGACTTCGTCCCCAGCTTTATCCCAAATGGCGTGATGCGCGAGATGTTGATAGTAGGGCCGTAGCTCTTCTGGCAAAGCAAAGTCGAGAGCCTCTTGTCTGGCGGAAAGCCGCTCCACCCCTTCAACACCTCCGAGACCGCCACGACGGGCGATGTATTTTGAGGCCTCTTTTGTCGGGCGGCCGGTGTTCAGGATTATCTGGCGGGCATCAAGGGTTGGTTGGTCACCTCGGCCAAGAAGAGAAGCTAAGAAACCGGATTTACTAGGGCCAATACCTTTGACATCCTTCGTAAACACCCTCCAATCTGAGGGGGTGCTTGCCATCTCGCGACCTGCCGCAACGAGATCCGACACTTGGGATTGTTGGCCGGGGAGGTTCAGCGCAGCCCATTCGAGGGCGTTGCGCAGATCGTTCTGTTTCCCAAATGGCTTCATCTGCGCGACGGCGTCTCCGATAGCGTTATCAGACAGCCGCCCGTATTGTGCGGCATCAAGATACGCCTGACCTGCAGGTGTCCCGAGCCACTCACCAAATGCGCCTTCTGGCCGCACCTTGCCTGTGACATCAACAGGGAGATCAAGACCTGCGCGGCGTAGGTTCTCTGCGTCTGTAGCCTGCCGCTGGATGCTTGCGCGGGTGATAGTAAACGCTTTGATAAGATCGCGCGGTGTTAATCCTTGCCCTGCAGCGCGGGCTGCCTGTTCTTCCATGAAACGACCAAAGTCGATCACATGTGGCGGGATTTCAGACATACCGCCCAGTTTCTCGTAAACTTCCGGCAGGCCAGCCCAATTCCACTCGGGGTTAACCGCCGCCACAGGGTCTACGTACTCCGCGACGGTGCGAGGGGGCGGCATAACCTGAGCAATCTGCTTTTCTTTTACCGCAGGACTGGAGGGTTTAGTTGTTGCTGGCAACGCCTTTACGACGGGTTTCTTGCGAGTGACGTTTGTCTCAGGCGCTGGGGTTGGCGTGGTCTTCGCGGCCAACGACTTTTGCTTAGTGGCAGCCTTCCTCGGCACCGCCAGATCAGGCATGCTCAGAACGTCACGCAGTGGCTTCTCGATGACATCGGGAATGTAATCCGAACCGCTTCTGATGGCGCTTCTCAAACCGCTCTCGATGATGCGAGTTGGGCTTGGTTTGCGGGGTCTGCTTGACACGGTGTTACCTCCGCATTTGCTTCACTGCGTAGCGGACAGGCCGCGCCGCAAAATTTATAGCCGCCTGACCGCGTCGCGTGTTCGCAAGCCTCTTGCCAGCCGCACCTGCACCCATCAGGATGGCAAAGTCTGCGGCGTTGCGCGGAGCATCTGCACGAATGGCCGACATCCGGTCGGATCCGGCCACCTTCGGATCGGGTTTAGCCTGCCCTGCCGAATACAATGCGCCCTGACCGAGAGCGTCGACAGCCCCCGCACCGAGGCGAGCGAGGCGACCAGCATTGCCCACTACCCGTGCGCCAGCGAGCGACGGGGCCAGAAGCGAGCCACCCAGCATGCCAGCACCCTCAAGCACCATGGCGGTGTTCGGGTTGGCCTTAGCATAGCGCTCCTGCAGCATGCGCAGGCGGGTTACCTCGTTTTCGTATGCGTTCGGATCCCTAGACGCGAGCGAGCGCAGCTTGGCCTCGATCTCGTCACCGAAACCGAAGGTCAGGCCCTGCCCCACTGTGCGGGCTGCGTTCGCGTAGTCATAGCCGCGGCGGGGCCGTCCGCCCTTCTTGAGCTGCTGCACGGAGCCGCCACGGGCCAGCTCCACGACGTTGCCTGCCTGATCCACGCGGGTGCCGTCAGGCAGCACATACGTGTCCGTATCGGCGTCGTACGCGCCTTCTGTGCCGAGGTCGATAGAGCCGCCCTGCGGCGCTGGGCTATTGACCGGCACCATATCCTCAAGCGGCACACCGTCTCCGCGTGTCAGCTCGACAACTGGGCTGCCGGGCATGCTGGCCTGCGGCGTGCGGTATATCTGCGGCAACTCTTGCGGGGCTGCGACTTCTTCCTGCCCCTGCGCGGCTTGAAGGCCCTGCGCACCAGCCATAAGGCTCTGGATGGTCATCCGGTTGTCACCGTACTTGGTGTTCAGGTAGTCAAAGGCGTCGGCGATCGGCTGGCCGCGCTGCGCCATGTTGGAAAACGCAGCGCCGATCGTCCTGTCGACCGCGCCCATGCCTTGCCCAGCTTTGTAAGCGGCCTCGCCCATCAGGCGCGGAGACGTCAACGGCAGAGTTACCAGCGACGCGCCCGAGGTTGGGATGGCTGCCATCAAGCTACCGCCAGCACTTATCTGGCCAAGGCCGCGCGGTGTTTTTGCCGATAGCTGCTGCCCCGCCAGAGCGGGGAACAGCTCAGTCGCGCCTGCTGCTTCTAGCTCGCGGCCTAGCTCTACGCGTCGGCCATAGTTGGTGTTGGCATTGTTGCGCAGCATGGACTGCAGCTTGCGGAGCGAGGTATCGACCTGCGCGCCCGGCTTGAGCGAGAGCGTGCCTTCGATGTCGCGAAGTTTCTCCATGCCAAACTCGTAGTCCGCCATCACCTTGGCGTAGGCGGGCACCTGATCGTTGATGACCTTCTTGACCTCGCCATACACCCCCGACGCAATCGACGACGCGCGGCGGTTGTTCTCAGTCGCAAAGGCATTCGACAGCTCACCCAGACGCTGCTTCAGAGCGTCCATGCCTTCCGGCGTATGGAACTGATCAGGGGTGTCACCGTACCAATCGTCGACAATCGCCTTGGCTTTCTCGTACACGGCCGCCGCAGACGGGTTTACAACTTTGTTGCCCCTGAAAGCCCGGTCACGCAGCTTATCTAGGCGGTCGTAAATAGGCTGGAAGTCTAGGATGGTTTTGTCTTTTTTGACGTCTACCATGCCCGAACGGTAAGCCTCAGATGCCTGTGAGCGAATGTTCCCCACCGCCTCTTTGGCTTGCGTGAGGACAGTATCCAGATCTGCGCCGCCGCGCATGTTTTCGAGGAAGGTCTTAGCCCCTTCGCCCCCCATGCGCCCAGCCTTAGCGGCCTCCTTCAGGGCGTCCGCTCCCGCGCCAGTGGTGAGCCCGACAGCCTGCGCCGATCCCTCTTGGATGGCCTTACCGGTGAGCGCCAACGCCTTAAACGGCGCGGAGGCAACGCGGGCAGTCAAACGGACGGGATCCAGCGTCTCGCTCAGTTTGGTGGCCTTTGCGATGTTACCCGCCTTACCGAGGGCACCAGCGACTACAGTCGCGTCAGAAAGCACCTCAAAGGGGCGCTCTGCTAGGGCTGTCAGGAAACCGTTCTCCGTGCCGTACTGCGTGGCGTAGTGGTTGCCAAGGGCGGCGAGTGTCTCGCCGTCAGTGATGCCGAGGGCGTCGCCAGCCAGCTTGCCGATGCTGGTCACCGTCTCAGGCAGGTCTACGGTGAGGGCCTTGCCCGTTTCCGCAAAACTTTTGACGGCACTCATGGGCAGGTTAGCGACACCGGAGAGGGCCGCTTCCGGCCACGTAAGACCGCCGCGCGCAGCCTCGTCAATCTGCTCGTAGCTGAAACCGCCCCACTGCAGGCCCTTTTCCATGTTCTGGACAGTCTCGCGGCCCTTCGCAAGCGCGTCAGCCTTGAACGCATCATCGGGCTGGACACCGGACTGCACCGCACCAGCCGTTACGAGGTCTGCATACGCCTGCGGCGTAAGCTCTCCGCTTTGGTAAAGCGCGCGTATGCGGCCCGCAGTCTCTTCAGGCAGACGGTAGCCTTGGGTCTTGGTGGGGTCTATCCTCTGCAGCAGATCCGCCTCGACCTCATTGATGCCGCGCGGTTTCATACCCAACTTGAGCAGTTCCGACGGCGAGGTGCCCCCGGCCATGCCAGAAATGAGCAAGTCGAGCATGGCGTACTTGGTTTCGATCGTCCTATCACTGTCGCCCGCTTGCGGGATGTAGGACATGAAGACCGCCATTTCCTTGTCGCTGTCGCCTTCTTTTGCGGACTGCGCGACGAGTGGTCGGATGAGCGACAGCATGGTGTCATTGGCTTTTGTAAAGCTCTCGAATGCCGGTATGGCGGGAACGACGCCGCCGAGTGTCGGTTTGTCGAAATACTCGGCGTAACCAAAAAGGCGAGAGGCGGGCTGCCCTTTGATGTCCCGCTTATACAGGCCGATGTTATTCAACATCTGCGCGCGCACGACGGCGGCGCGCTGCTCTATCCCGCTCCTCTTCGCCTCTAGAGCAATTTCCGTAGCGGTCTGCTTGGGGCCCTCTTGGGCGTCCTTTTCAGCTTTAGCGGCGTCGGCGATAGCTTTACGCGCGTCGGCTTCCGCCTTAGTGATCTGGGCCTTAACCGTCGCCTCACTCACGGCAGCGCCTGCCTGACCCCTGCGGATGTCGACCTCGCGTTTTGTTGCCTCCTGCGTAGCAGGGCCACTCCACGTTGCGCCGGAAAGATCAATCTTTTCGGGTCCAGCCATCACATCGCTCCTTTGCTAGGGACAGTTCCAATTTTCATGCCGGTAGCAGGATCGTACACATCTTGCGAGCCGTCTGGATTGGTGAAACGCAAACTCCCGTCTGTATACTGCCTCAAGGTAATACCCGACTTCGTGGTGACAGTCTGGCGTGTTGGTTTTGGTTCGTCGGGAGACACGTAGGACATCATGTTTTCCGACCAGTTCTGCGTAGGTTTCTTCAGCAACGACCCAGCAGTCCTCACGAGGTCTGCAGCCGTCCGAGCGTTCTGCGTGCCGAGGCCCGCGCGCCGCATGCCGTAGGCCTCGTCGAATTTCGCGAGCTGCTCCTCGCGCGATAAGGCCGCCTTGCGCTGTGCCTCGCTGATGTCGCCGAAGGCACCGCTGATCTTGCCGATCGTGCCCGCGATGCCGCGATGCTCCCTCGGGGCCAGCAGCGCCTTAGACAGGGCGAACAGTTGCTCGGACGTAGACGGCCCTTGGTTGCGCGCAATGATATTGGCGCGGCCCTTCTCGTAAAACTCCGCGAGGGTCTTCTTCTCTGCCTCTTGCGCCGCCATCTGCTGGTTGAGCACGGCCTGCAGAACAGACGCGGGATCGTCGCGCAGTTTGCCGAAGTCGATGCCGCCCATGGCACCAAGAGCGCCCAGCTTGCCGGTGTCGACGGGTACTTCTTCTTCTTCCTCGTACATGTCAGATCCCCAATAGCTTGCTGAGAGCGGATCCAGCCTGCGCGCTTGATAGTATGCCGCCAAGACCAGTCAGCGCGCCGCCGATAGTCTCTGCGGTGCTCGGTCTCAGTTGCGGCTGGTAGCCCATAGGCACGATCCCCTCGTCGCGGCTGGCCACCGGTACGCCCGATTTGACGCCGCCGAAGGTCTGCAGCATCGCGTTGATCTGCTCCTGCGGGTAGCCCTGCTGGCGGAGGAAGTCGGCGTAGGCGACGTCGAGGTTCTTCTGCGCCTGCTCTTGCTGGATGCCGCCGACTTGGCCAAGCGCGCCTGCGCCAGTGAGGCCGAGGCGCTGGGCGTCCGCGCCAAGAGTGGCGAGCTGCTGTGCTCCGGCGAGGTTGCGAGTGAGATCCTGACCAGCGAAGCCACCGGCAGTCTGGCCCATCTGCGAGAGCAGACGCTGCTGCTCCTGCGTGATGCCAGCACCGGAAGCGCCGAGGGCCGCCAACTGCTGCGCGGCGCTGAGCGCGCCCTGCTGACCCGTACCGGCCAGCGTGCCGAAGCGGCCACCGATGTCGACCAGAGCCTGCTGCTGCTGCGCCATGAGGTTGCCGCCGATCTGGCCCAGCGCACCCGTCTGCTGCCCCGCCTGCGCGAGGGCACGCTGCTGCTCGGTGCCGAGCTGCCCAGCCTGCGCGCCGATGTTGGTGAGGGCCTGCTGCTGCTGCGTCGTGAGGCCGCCAAGCTGGTTGGCGATCGCGGCCTGCTGGTTGGCAGCCTCGAGCAGCGCCTGCTGCTGCTGGCCGCCCAGTACGCCGCGCTGCGTGCCGATGCTGGTGAGAGCCTGCTGTTGCTGCCCTGTAAGCTGGCCGAGCTGCGTGCCCACGGCGGCCTGCTGCTGCGCGGCCTCGAGCAGGGCCTGCTGTTGCTGCGAGCCGAGTTGGCCTGCAGTCCCAGCGAGCTGAGCCTGCCGCGCGAGGTCGGCTGCAGCCGCAGCCTGCGCCTCGCCATAGCCTCGGCTGAGTAGCTCACCCTGCTGCCTAACTGTTGCCTCCTGAACGTCGCGCAGGGCGCGAGCCGTGTCGGTCATCATGCCCGAGGGCGTGCCGGATCCCGGCTGACGGCCACCAGCGCCGAGCTGGCCTGCGGCGATGTAGCGGCCCTCAATATCGGGCAATAGGTTCTCGCGCAGGTTGCGAGCGCCCAGCTCACCGACCTGCCTGACGACCTGCTCGGTGTAGGGGTTCATGTACTGGCTGATGTTGGCGACGCTCGTCTGGCCTGCCTGCCCGAGGTACGGTGCGGCAGCCGCGAGGCCGCCAGCGGCAGTGCCCTGCTGGATCGTGCCGAGGGCCTGCTGGTAGGCGGGCGAGGCGGCGCTGACACTGCTCAGGCGCTCGGCGGCGGAGAGCGTGGGCTCCGCGGACTGCATGCCCAGAGCCTGCGTGCCCTGCGCGGCGGTGCCCAGCGCCTGCTGGAAGCCCGGCAGGGCGGCGCTGACACCTGAGAGCTGGGCCGCTGAGCCGAGGTAGGGCTGCGCCGCCTGCTGGCCGAGAGCCTGCGTGCTCTGTTGCGCGAACTGCTCGGCCTGACTGAGGTAGGGGTGCGCGAGGTCGAAGCCGGACATGCCCGCAGCCTGCTGCAGATAGGGCTGCGCGGCTCCTACGACGTTGGTCTGTCCGGCCTGCGTCGTGAGGTTGCGCGCCGCGTCGTAGTCGCTGGCGGCGACGCCCATGGGGTTAAGCTGCTGGGCCTGAGTGAAGTAGGGCTGGGCGGCTGCCAGAGAGCCCGGAGCGCCCAAGGCACCCTGCGTCGCCTGCGTGGCAGCCGTGAGGGCAGGCTGATAGGCTCCGGCCGCCTGACCAGTCTGCGCGAAGGCCTGCTGCTGCGTGGGCGAGAACTCAGCGACGCGCGGACCCTGATAGGTCTGCAGCGGCTGCGCAGCCAACGCCTGCTGGTTGGAGAGCAACTGCATGGCGTAGTTGGTGTACCACTCAGGCAACACGCTCTCGCTGATCTTCGACGTGTATGTCGAGCCAGCGGGCAGCTCCCCGTTGTTGAGAAAATCACTGAGTGCCATTACAAACGTCCTCCGGCCATATAGTGCTCAGGCCTCTTCGCATTTTCACTGAACTCACCGCGAGCGAGCTTGCGGCCCTTCTGTTTCCTTACGTTCACGCGGAACTTGTCAAGCATCTGCGCGCCCGCCTTGTTCGAACCGTTGCCCAGAAGCGCAACTGTTTCGGCGTCTATAACATATTCGCCGTCAGAAAGCAGCGCCGGTATTTTATCGTCGCGACCGTCTCCAGCCCCCTCGACGGCAAAGCCGCCTCGGGCGTAGCCGGTGTAGGCTTTGCTGGTGTTGCGCGCGCCCTGCGGCACGTAATTGAAGAAGCTCTGCTCCGGCCCGTAGCCATAGCGGTAATAGTCGATCGGCGCGCTAAGGCCCCGAGCCGCAAGGTCGCTGGGCGAGCGTGCGCCGCTTCCACCTCCGCCGACACCGAGGCCGGGCAGGTTGGCTGGCGGGAGCTTCGCGCCAAAGATCGGGTTGAGCCTGCCCATGGTGCCCGGCACGTTGAACTTCTGGCTGCCGCCACCACCGCTGCCAGCGAGGCCGCCCAGTAGGCTGCTCAGCAAGCCCGCGATGCGCAGATAGTCGGCGATGTCTTTGAGGGTCGTGTCCTTCTTGGCTTCGGGCTGCGTCGCGCCATCGCGAGCGCCGGTGAAGCCCAAATCAGTGCGCGACGTAACCATGGGCGGCGTCACAGGTATGGACGTCGGTTGCTCAGGTACAGTCGTCTTATTGCCAATTACATTTATGCCCTCCTCGTAAGTGACAGGAGGCAGGCCGCCCGATGTTATAGGCAGCGTAACTGGGACAGATGGCGGCAGCGGCGGCGCATTGTTGCCCGTAACGACGATCTGGTCAGGATCTGTCGGCTGTTGAGCCGCATCGAGTGGCTGCGGTATCGGTACGGGCTGCGGCGACGGCGCGAATATCGATGGCAGCGGAACAGACGGCATCACCTCACCACCTGTGACGACGATATCCCTGTTTTCGGGTGCCGCCTCGGGTTGCGCGGGTTGCTGAACCACACCGGCATCGAGCGGCTGCGGTATCGGTATGGGTTCCGGCGACGGTGTGAATATCGGCGCAGGGATGGGTATGCTCGGCGTCACATTGCCGCCCGACACAACGATCTCGCTCTCTTCAGGAGCTGCGGGTTGCTGCGGCGCGCCCGCATCGAGCGGCTGCGGTATCGGTATAGGTTCCGGTGACGGTGTGAATATCGGCGCGAGGTTGACGCTTGGTGCTGCATTGCCGCCCGACACGACGATCTCGCCCCCGAGGGTATCTGCTTTAGCGTCGCCAGCCACATTCGAGCCGCTGCCAGCGCTAATCGGCGTGCTCGGACTTACGCCGCCGGTAGTGGTTATGGTGTTGGTCGCCGCATCATAGACACCTGATCCCCCCGGCAGTGTGATGCCTAACTCCTCGGCCACGCCCGGTATGACGTACGATGCCGCACCAGAGGCCAAGCCGCCGAGCAGTGAGTTCTTTAGGTTCTGGCCCGTCGCAAGACCGCCAGCAGTCGCGCCGAGACCTGTGCCGACCGCGCTGGCGGCCTTTGTTGCGCCCAGAGCAGGGCCCAGTATAGTGCCGCCTGCCGTCGTGAGGCCGCCCATGACAGCGCCCTTAAGCGGGTCGCCGCCAGATAGCGCATTACCTGCTGCGCCTGCCGCAGCCGCCGCTGCGATCTGGGCAGGGACGCTCAGACCGCCGGTCAGGACCGCTGTGGCGATGGGAAGCGCGAAGCCTGCAATCTTACCGAACACACCGAGGTCGCTGCCCTTCGGGTCATCGTCGGCGATGCGCGACCACTGGCCGTCCTGATCCGAGCGCTCAAGATACCAGTCAGCCTTGGTGCCACCCTCGGCCGACAGGCGCTGCGCTGCGGCATAGGCGTCGCGGAGGCCCTGTTCGCCCACGCCGCTGGTGAGAATGGCATTCTGGCCCCGCTCGTTGACGAGGCGGTAGGTGGCGTTGGGGTCGAGGCTTACGAAGGCGGTGGGGTTGGCTTTCGTCTTCGCGGGCTTACCGGCGTTGGTGACGAAATAGTAACCCTGCTGTCCGTCGTTCGTGACGAAGTCCAAGCCCGGCGTCGCGCTGGGCTTGCTGTACTGTATCACGGTCTCCGGCGTCGGGCGCACCGTCGGTCGCGGGCCTGTGATGGCGTAATCCTCTGGCCCCATCAGGGGGTCAGTCATGTCGCCTACCGGCGCGTTGTAGTCGGCAGGAACGACGGCGTTCGGCATGCCTATCTGCTCGCTGTACACAGGCTCTACAGCGTAGGGTGCGCCTACCTGCTCAGCCGGTGCGCTGGGCACTGGCTCCATGCTTACAGGCGCGCCGACTTGCTCACCGGGCATTGGGTAATTCACCAGAGCGGAGTAGTCAGGCGCGACGTAATCAGACACGCCGTAATCCAGTGGCGCTGGCTCTACGGCGTAGGGCGAGCCTGTCTGCTCGGCCGGTGCGCTGGGCGCTGGTTCTACGGCGTAGGGCGAGCCTGCCTGCTCAGTATAGGCTGGTTCGACGTAGGGGTTGTAGGCAGGCTCCACGCCGCTGGGCGCTTGCTCGCTGTACACCGGCTCCGAAGCATAAGGCGAGCCTACAGGCTCGTTATACACCGACGGCATGGATACCGAAGGCGTCGCGACGTAATCAGACGCGCCGTAGTCCAGCAGCGAGGGGTACTCGACTGGTGGCGTGTACGCGGGCTCCGAGTACTGCGGAGGCGTGTAGATGGGCTCGTTATAGACAGGCGGCGCATACTCGACTGGCGGCGTGTAAGCGGGCTCCGAGTACTGCGGGGCCGGTTCGTTGTAGACAGGCTCGTAGTACTCCACCGGAGACGTATACTCGGTCGGAGGTGTGTAGGCGGGCGGAGTGTACTCGACGGGCGGCGTGTAGGCGGGTTCGCTGTACACGGGCGGCGTGTATACCGGCTCAGGCGCTGTGTAGACAGGCTCCGAGTACTGCGGCGGCATCGCGTAGTCGACCGGCGGGGTGTACTCAACCGGCGGCGTGTATACCGGCTCGTTGTACACGGGCTCGTTGTACACGGGCTCGTTGTACACGGGCGGAGTGTATACCGGCTCGTTGTACACGGGCGGGGTGTATACCGGCTCAGGTGCTGTGTAGACAGGCTCCACGTACTCAACAGGAGACGTGTATTCGACCGGCGGCGTGTATTCGACCGGCGGCGTGTAGACGGGCTCCGCGTAGGTGGGCGGAGTGTACTCGACGGGCGGAGTATAAACAGGCTCGTTGTACACGGGCGGAGTGTAGACAGGCTCAGGCGCTGTGTACACCGGCTCGTTGTACACAGGCTCGTTGTACACGGGCTCGTTATACACCGGCTCGTTATACACGGGCGGCGTGTACTCAACCGGAGGTGTGTAAACAGGCTCGTTATACACGGGCGGAGTGTACTCGACTGGCGGCGTGTACTCGACTGGCGGCGTGTAAGCAGGCTCGGGCGCTGTGTAGACAGGCTCGTTGTATACCGGAGGCGTATACTCGACTGGGGGAGTGTATACCGGCTCGCTGTAGGTAGGTGCCGTGTATACCGGCTCAGGCGCTGTGTATACCGGCTCAGGCGCTGTGTAGACAGGCTCGTTGTATACTGGCGGCGTGTACTCGACAGGAGGCGTGTAGACAGGCTCGGCGCTGACAGGCGCGCTGGTCTGTGCAGGCTCGCCGTACATCGACTGGAGGTACTGCAGGTAGGCGAGCATCGACGCGTAATCGAATGCCACAGGTGTTGGCATTTCAGGTGGCGAGCTTACCGGCGGTGGGGGCGGAGGTGGTGTGTACGCGGGCTCCGGTGCTGTATAGACAGGCTCGTTATACACGGGCGGAGTGTAGACAGGCTCGTTGTACACGGGCGGCGTGTAGACAGGCTCGTTGTATGCAGGCGGATTGTATACCGGCTCGTTGTACACGGGTGGGGTGTAGACAGGCTCGGGCGCTGTGTAGACAGGCTCGTTGTATACCGGAGGCGTGTACACGGGCGGGGTGTATACCGGCTCGTTGTACATCGGCGGCGGAGGTGCGGAGTAGATAGGCTCGTTGTACACGGGCGGGGTGTATACCGGCTCGTTGTATACCGGAGGCGCGTATACCGGCTCTGAGTACATCGGCGGATTGTAGACAGGCTCCGAGTACATCGGCGGGCTGTAGACAGGCTCGTTGTAGATCGGCGGGCTGTAGACAGGCTCGTTGTAGATCGGCGGCGTGTAGTTCCACATGCCGTAGTCAGCCATACCGTAGTCAGGCGAATACATGAAGTCTGATAAGCCGGGGATATAGTATTCGTCCATCAACCTGTACTTTCGAGCATCGGATAAGCGCGCATTGCCCATTCGCGCCAGTCCGAGAACTGGTAAGGATCAGGAAGGGTGCGCTGCGTAAAAGGAGACGCGCGTACAAGCCCCGTTGCCCAATCGCGCCACGCAGCTTCTTCGGGAGGCCTCCCGAATGACCACGCATCGCCTACGACCAGTATAACCGAAGAAGCCCAGTCTTGCCAAGACATTCCGAGGGGATTTATCATCCCAAAGTCGTGCTATCGCCGGGCTGGAGGTGCGCGAGCACCAGACCCATCTGAAAGTCGCCCCCGAGCGTGTTGCTCTCGAAGCGGAAGCGCAGCTCGCGGCGCTGGGTTTTCAGGAACACGACCTGCTCCTGTGGCGTCGCCGCAGTCTCTGTGATGAGCACCGGATCCCCATTCACCTCCTGCGCTCGGGCGTTGGCGCGGCCGCGCACCTGCACCGTCATGTCGCCGCTCTGTACGAAGTCAGGCTCGAGCATGAGCACCTGCAGCGCCTTGTTCTGTTGTGTCGACACCGGCAGCGACAAGTCCGCCGTCTCGAAGTAGGATTTGATCGGGTTCAGCAGCAGGCCGTCAATCTCGTCGGTGCCGACCTCGTGGACCCAGAACTTGTAGGGCTGCTCGAAGACAATGTCGAAGGTGGCACCTGCCCCCGCGCCGCCAGTCACGTTCACGGGGTTGCTCGGGATCTCGGTGTAGCTGCCCGCATTGCTTATGGTCACGCCAGTCACCGCGCCGCCTGCGCCTATGGTGGAGACCGTGAGTTCCGCGTTGATCTGGCCGAAGCCGCCTGACACTGTCAGGATGTTGCCCACGGCGTAGCCAGTGCCGCCGACGACCACGTCAACCTCGAAGGCGGTGAACTCTTGCGGCTGCACGCCCGACATCAGGGGCTTGCGGAAGACGGCAGGGAACAGGCCCGCGCCGCGCCCCTCGTTCGGCAGCGCCGTGTCGTACCATATGTTTTCGCGGACGTTGTAGACAATGGCGTGGTTGGGCTCCTCGCTGTTTCCGAAGGGGAAGCACCACCAGATCTCGCCAAAGCGCGGCACCTTCATGGCGAAGACCTTCTGCCGCTGGGCGAAATTCAGATTGTCGAAGAAGAAGTTGAGATTGAGGTTGTTTTCAACCTCGCGCACGACGCCGTTGAACATCAGGAAGCGATCGGTGCCGATCCAGTAGAAGACGCCGTCATACTCGATGACCGACTGCGCGGACAGGATCGACGACTGCGAGCTGATCGTGTCGAACTGGAATAGCGCCGTGCCGCCGATGTAGCTGGCGCGGATGAGGCTGTCTGCCGACCAGAAGAGGCCCGAGGGGCTGTTGCCCGGTCCACCGCGCAGGGGCATGCCGCGCACAATCTTCTGACCCGTGACGTAGGCATTGCCTGCCCCTGAGCCGGTGTAGTCGTCGGGCTTGTTGGGCACCGACCACGCGACGTAGCCGTCATTGCCGAAGGCGAAGGTGTACGGAGCCAGCGTCACAACGCCGCCGGTGCAGTTGAAGTTGGCGGGCTTATTGAGGGCGGGTACGGCAGTCAGCACGCCGGTGCCGAGGAGGTCGCCCGTGAAGATCTCACCCGCGTCGCTGTTGCAGATGCAGTTGAGGTTCGGGGCGACCTGCGCGACGATCTTGTTGCCGGAGGCGGTGTCGTAGGCGACGGTGAACTGCCAGAGATTGGCGTCGCTGGCCGTGAAGCCCGTTGTCGGCGTGCGGTCGGTGATGACGCTCGTATTGTACGTGCCGTCGATGAAGAACCGCTCGACGCGATTGGCTGAGCCCGCGTGCACGTAGGTCTGAAGATCCTGCGTGTACTCCAAGAGCGTGCGCGGCAGGCCGCGCAAGAACTTGTTGATCGAGCGGTAGCCGCCCATCTTCCTCGGCAACCCGCGCTGGAAGCGCACCCACTGCCCGTCGACATAGTTGTCGCCTTCGAACTTGGTGCCGTCCCGCTTGATGCCGGGTGCCGATTTGATTTGGGCAATTTGCTCAGCCATTAGAAGGACACTTAGCCCCCTTCTGCATCATCCTGCGCAGGCACTTGCGCTTCGGCCTGCTGCTTGATCTTTACGACGAGGGGCCACGCGCCGGAAGACGTGGGCAGTGCGCCCAGTGTCTGCAGTACGGCGTTGATCTCGTCTACGGTAAGGTTCAGATTGATTTCCATTATGCGCTCCATGGTAATGGGGGTGTGACTACCGGCGGCACGACTTGGTCGTTGATCTGCTGGGCCACATTTGCTTCATACGCGGTAACTTGGTCTTCGCCAAGTGCCGACTGCACCCAGCCAACAACCTGCGCTTCGGTAAGGTCCGCATAGGGAGTGAAGGTAGCGCCCTCGTCGAGGGTCACGCCGACCGAGCCATAAACGCCGCCGGAGAAGCCAGCTTCCTCACCGGAAAGGGTCCAGTGTACGGTAAAGACCACATCGGTGTGGTTGTCATATTCGGGGTAACAATCAAGTTGGACGACGCCCCATGTGTAAGATACAGCCATTTTACTTCCTTTCTTCGAGTTGCGCCACACGGGCACGTAGACTTTGAATTTCTGCAATCAGGAGCGGGATAAGCACCTGATGATCGACCTGCTGGTAGTCCGGCGTTCCGTCCTCGTTGACGGCATCCTTTTCGCCTGTGACTGCATAAGGCACTACTTCCTGCGCTTCGTGAGCAACAAGCATAGGCCGCTCTATGGTTGCGTCGTGCATCTTTCCGGTGTGGACCTTGAGCGCGTCGATGGTCGTACCGGTATTTTCAACCGGACCGAGGATATTCTTGGCGCGGTAGTCCGAGGTGGTGTTGTATGCCACCAATCCACCTGCACGGTTGTAGGTAATTGAACCCCGTACCGAAGCCCCGGCTTCGGTGTAGAACTTAATAAATACGTTATCGCCGGAAGTTGCTGCGTTCCATGCCGCGATAGTGTCGACGGTCGTGTCACTATTCCTGAACACCCCGGCGCGAGCGCCTGCAGTTGCGGTGTCTACTTGGACCTTATCATCAGCACCCGCAATGCCACTCGATATCCCAACCAACAAATTCCCGCTGCTGGTGATACGGGCGCGCTCAGTGTTAGCGCCGCTGGCGTAGAAGACGAGGCCGCCACCTACATTGCCCACCCCAGACGAGCTAACTCCGGTGGGGTTAAAGGCCAGCTTAGCCGTGTTGGCCGTGCTAGTTACGAGTACGTTGGCGT